CCCGTAGGGAATTTTTTTTTTTTTTTTCGCAGGCCAACTCTTGTTATGTTAAATTAGATTGTGTATAAATATTCTCTCACACCGCCATCAAAAGCCTCTTCAAGCGTCTGACCTCTTAATTCAGCTATAAATATTGGTGGAAAGAAGCGCTCCGGGAACTCGAGCATGTCTTGGTCTATGTAGCCCGAGCCCGGAGAGGATAGTGATGGATAGTAATTATTCTGTGACTTCGGATACGGGCTCTCCAGCGATAGGTTGAAATGTGGACCTCTCTTTTCTGCCTCTTTTCTTTTCCTGAGCCAGAAGAAATTCCATACCGCCCTCGACGTTGAAGTTAAGGATTATGGCGCCCTCCGGTGTGATACATTCCGGGTCAAGGACCTTAATGTCCTGATTGGTGACCGGGTCTTTCTCGATTTTCCAACAACCGAAACTGATATAACCGTCATACTCGCTAGGATGATCTCTGCAAATCCAACCGGTATTTTGACCAACATCGTCTGTCGGGAACCCGAGGGGACGCAGCACATCGCCAAAATACATACGACCGTCTTTACTGGCCTGCAGCTTGGTATTCATGTGGGTTTCAAAGCAGTGTAACTGCCCAGCGCCCATTTTGAGGCATTCCTCGACATCCATACCCCGTAAGAGGTGGCTGTCGTATATCCTGACAAATGCCCGGCGTTTGACCTCTTCCTCATCAACAGAGACTTTAACAAGGTCTTTTTCGGGTTTCTCGCCGTCTGTCAGAATCGGAGTATCTTTTCCGGCCTGTGCCGCTTCTGCGGTAAGTGCCGTAATAGCAGCGCTTGCTGAGAGTATTTTTCTCGTACTGACGCGAAGTGCGCCCAGCGAACACATAATAGAGGCAAGCAAAGACAATACAGCCGGTGTGAACGCCCAAATGATTTTGCCGGCACGCTGAATTCTGGCTTTGGTGACGTACGCTGCCTCCAATTGAGGGCATGTCTCGCACACAGTGTATAAACTCTCGATATACTCCCGCTGCTGCTCGATGCCCGGGATCTCATCTGATTCCGGTCCGAGAATAATAGCGACATCTTCATCGCCAAAGTCAGCCAGAGCCTGTTTCGCCTCATCTTGAGGCGCCGAGATGTTCTTTTCGATTGAGTCGATTGCGGCTTCATATTCCGCTTGGATAGCCGGCAGCTTTTTGATTGCTGCATAAATACCGAGGCCGAAAGCCCCGACAGAGCCAATGATTGCGCCGGCGGTCATGATTTTAAGCTGGTTGTCAGCGATTACATATTTTGTCCTGGTCGCTGATGCTGCGAGTGCTGCACGTAGTGCTTGCATTGTCATTTTGATTGTCCTCCCTTAAATTATTAAGCTGTGAGATGCGCTTTAGGCATTTTGACCCTACATTCGCCGGACGGTAATTCCATGATTTCAGCCGTGCTGATGTCGTCCATTGTCCAGTAGTAGCTAACACCCATGTACGAAACCGGTAATCTGAGCCGGTCATAAACTTGAGACACGGTTAAATACCCTAACTGGGAAGCATCGCTCATGAGTGCACGGAATATTTCGTCCGCCGCTTCGCTGCTGGGTAATATAAACGAGTCAAAGGATTTTCTTTGCGGCATTATATCCGCGACTACGGGTTGGGGTGATGCGTACCCATTTGGCAACCGTTGCCCGCCGTATGCAGGGGGCTGCGCCATCCGCCCATACTGAGGTGGATACCCCGTTGTCGGATATCCGGAATAATTGCTCCGGGCGATGTACGGGCTGTATGAACCCGGAAAGAACACGTCCACGATGCTATGAAGCACCTTGTGAAAGAATCCGGGCAATTGTTGCTGAACAATATCCCTGCCCATCCGTTGGAACCCTTCACCTATTGCGCCGGTGTTTATTGGTTTCGTTTGGATGCGAGCTAAAGGGACTTGAGGGGTTTTACCGTCACTGGCCGGCTTCGCGCCTGCTGCCTGATTAGACGGGTAGCTGTTTTGATATGGCATGGCTTCTCCCTTCTATAGTTGAGATTGATTAACTGAGCGGCTCGGCAACCAGGTTTTTGAAGTAGAAATGAAGACACGCTTGGTCCTCAAAGACTGAGGAGTCAGTGTCCATCTCAAGAAGTTCGTTCGCTCTTGGGGCCAGAAACTTATCAATTGAACCGGTTTCCATCCCGAGGAACTGATAGAAATCTTCCATAGTCATCTCTTCACCGTGATTTATGCCCTCGTTTACCGAGTTAAGAGCCTTTTTAACATCTTCCATGGACCCCCAGAAGTACCGGCCGTGCATATCATCGCATAACAGCGTGTGTCCGGCATTATCAGCAACATTCTGCCTCACAAGGGTTGTTGGGCTCATCTGGCGAAGAACCTGGTCTCTGGTTGTCTGGGTACCGATATTGCGCATCTCCTGCTCGACATCAAGGCCATATTTATCCTTGATTCCGGTGAGAATAGCCTCTTTAACCTCAGCATTGTTCGCGATTGTGAATGCGTGAGAGGCAATTTCTGCCGCAAGCGTTGAAGAAACACGATGCGTGAGAATACCATTCGTAACAGAAGCGGCCATCCCAACGGCAATAACGACGCCGGCGGGTATGTAACACTTCCACGTCAGTTTCATACGATAGCGCAGAGTTTCGTCCTGCATCTCGTAATGGTCCAGGATGGCATTTGCTTTTTTGTTCGCCTTTATGATAAGAACAGGAGATGCCACCGCGGAACCTAAGCTGACAATTGTGCATGCGACACTGGCAGCCTTGACTTGGCCAACGGTAAGATTAGGCATTCCCGTCTTCCCCCTCTACGTCTTTTGAGGGATCGACAACAGCGGATACGACTTTGCCGGCCTTTTCAAGCTTTTTCGCGGCAGCGACCACTTTCGCATCGAACACGGTTTCTGCAGGGGATTCGGTTGTTTCCTCCACGGGAAAGATTTCCGCGGCATCCGGACATGTGGTTTCGTCGGATGCTTGGGATTTTGCAGCATCCCTGCTGGCAAGCATTTCGCCGACAGTCATGGGCCTAGATTCGATGACTTTTTGCGCTTTTTCAAACCGGACATAGACGACACCAAGTGCGGTGCCACCTGCTGCTGCAGCTACAATGCTGCCTGCGATGAGAGCGATTTTGAGTGTGTTGTTCATTTGACTTTTCCTCCTTTAAAATATAAAGGCGGGCCCAAGTTTTAAACAAGGGCCCGCACATTTATGTGGATTAGGTTAAAAAGTGTCTTCGGCCCGTTCGCGGTCGCTCAGTAGTCTGATAACCATAGAATCGGGAACACCGAGATATACATATGCCTTTGAGAGAATATCGATTTGTTCGTTCACCTCATACTGCTCGGTGGAGTTTTTGGTTCGTTGTTTGTTCAAGGCTTCGAGTTCTGTATCAACGGCTGCTTTTTCAGCGTTAACCGCGTCAACGTCAATTGCTTTTATCAGGTTGTCTACGGGCGCTTTCTTTGCGTACGTAGACACCGGTCGGCCACCTCTTACAGGAGACCTGTTGTACATTGGTACATGAATAGGGGAACGCCCCTCCAACAGTTGACGAGCCCTCATTTCTCTGTCATGCAGATTCGAGAAAGCGTCCGCAATATCTTGCGCTTCTCCCAATAACCCAGCCCGAGCAACCTTTGCCTCGTCGAGTACCGCTTTAATAGCCTCTTGTGCCTGATTTAAGAATTCCATGATTTTTTCTCCTCTCGTTATTTGTGTTTATTTATTGCGGTCAATATTTTAACCGTCAATATTTGGTTGTTTGTCTTTTGCCATACGCTGCTTAAGATCTTCAGCAGCATGTTCAGATAGGTGCTCCAAGACGCCTTTTGCCATTTTCATGTATATCTGTTTTTGGGTCTTTTTTGGAAGATACGATATCGAATCACTGATGGAGCGTCGGGTTTCTATAGTCAGTTTCGTCGCAAAATCCGCCCCTGAGAAAAGTCGCAAACCGAGATAGTGTCTATCTTGTCTGTTAAAAACCTGTTTGCTTTCGCGGATAAAGAATGCGTAATACCAGAACCAACATTTAATCCAGAACAATGTTTCACCTCCAGTCTAAAAACATAACCCTCGGCGCTTTCACGCTTTGGGTCTGTTTTGGTCAGTCGTCTTCTTCCTCTTCGGTTCCCTGTTTGAGTGCCAGGACTTTCGTGCCCGAGGCAATTGCTTCATTGATCCGGTTGGCGATTGGGTCTGCGAATTTGAACGCAAGCGAGGTCACCCCTGCCGTTGCGAACATCGCACCAACAACCGTGAATACTTTCAGAGTTTCGTTCTCTGATTTCTCCAGGGCTGTTAATGTGACTTTCTTAACGATTTGGTTTCCCACCGCTGCGATCAACGCGCTTGCCATTGTGCCGCCTACCTGCGATACTACTTCTGCTTGCTCGGTTGTTAGTCTTAACTGTTTCATAACTTGAATCCTCCTTTTCAAATTTTGACTTCCATTATAATCGCCGTTATTATCTCGAATTTAGAGGATTCCGAGAAATGTCCTATTTTGGTGCTTTGTGAAAAGTTATCTCAATCTGGTTGAGTAAGACCTTAGTGTCGAGAACATTGCCAGTTTTGTTAGCGATTTTGATATCAGAGTACTTAAGAAGTTGTTTCGTCAACCAATGCAACACTTTCTTTTTCATGATTTCCTCCTTATCTGTATTAAACAGTGTAGTTTGCCGCCTATAAAGACGTAGGCAGGACGGTTTTTTCTGTGTCTTACTAAGACCTCAGAGGCCTGAATAAGTTTATTTAGCGCCGAATAATCGATGTCATCGGGAAACGAGACGTGCGGACAAGAGGTACACATCGCCTCAAGAAGTATCAACCATTGATCATAGGTGATTTCGGGAATGTGGTACTTTTTCTTTTTCATGAGTCCACTCCTTCGTGAAGCGGAAATAATACGTCGGGTTCCGGCTTAGGAATATACCCTACGTATTTACCATCCTGGTCCCAAACAGCAATACCAAGGGGTGTGCGGCCCGCAACATAGTCTTGAATCCCGTATGTATAACCTGTATGCGGGTCCCAGTAATCCGCGTCTACTTCCGCGGCAAGTTCAAAGATGTTAAATCCTTTTTCGCTCATACGATTCGTACCCACTTTCCATCAATAAATTGATATGTACGGAGAATCCACCCTAAAAGGGAAACGTCTCCATCGAGAACTTTATCAAGTGCCTCCTGGTGTGTATCTGCCTCAACGGTTTGTGAACCATCGCTGAAGACAAACTTAAACTTTTTCTTCATTTTTACGCCTCCAAGGGTCAAACAAATGGTTTCTCGTCACTGTTTCCGGGAGTCTGGACATCATTATCGTCATGTATCCGTTTCGTTCTAGATGTACATGCTTTGCAACAGCATTGTGTTTCGCAACAAAAGAGTTATACTTCTCGTTTAACTCTCTCATAATGGCGAATGCTGCCGAGTCAGAAGAGGCGTTCCTAATGCGAGATATTTCTGCAAACTCAAGGGTTAATTCGTGCATTAGGTCGCTAAGAGCCGCATCACTTCTCTCAACGAGTGCATCGTCAATGCGCCAGCTGAAGTCTTCGAAATACTCAGTCGCTTTCCTCATCTTCTGCCTCCACTTCTTCGGCCACCCACTTATGTTTCTTTGCGATACCTTCACACAAATTACTTACGGTTATTTGTGCTTTAATGATAGCAAGTTGCTCATCAATGGGGAGCTTAAAGATATTAGTAATGACGAGTTGCGCGGTATCCGTCTTCTTCTGTAAATCCATGATACAGTCAAAGTATTCGAGTTGTAGGGCGTATAACCTTGAACCTAAGATGCCGTCAAACGCGCGGTCGATCTCGATGTCTCCATCATTGTTGCCCATCATCTTGCGCCTCCCTATCCCAGGCTAAGTCCTTTCCTGTTTTGTTACGATCTTGTCCCATTTTGGCATTTTCCTCCTTCAGTTTATTGTCCTACAATCCAGGACGTTTCAATCTTACAATCGCCGGTTGTTCTGTCGTTAAAGTCGCGCAGAGCAGCCATATAATTGTATATTTGGATAAGTTCATTAGGTGTCTTACTATCTACAGGATCTGCATGCCTTTGCATCAAACGGCCCGTCTTCTTATCCACATACATATGTGAAAACCATTTCTGGAGATGATGCGAGCGCGTTGTTGATGTCGTTTGTAGTCCCGCAGGTAGGAGATATGTGTTTTGCGACTCTAAAATGAAGTTTGTAGCCGCTTCGAGCACGTCCCAGCATTTGCCGGTAGTAGAAGTTAATGAAGTGTGGACGTGAACTCTCATTTACTCAGTGCTCCCCTTTCCGGTTAGTCTTTTCATTTCCTCTCGGGTCCAGACCTGTATATCTTCCCATTCAGTATCGCTAACGGAAAGACCCCCTCGCCAATGCTTCTCAATGACTGCCTTAACAACGCGAGGGACCATCATCTTATGTATGAAACCGGTTAAGAACCCTCCTAAAAACACGACGAGCACGATTAATAATAGTATCTCAATCAGAGATAGAGCTGTAAAACCTACTATTGCACCAAGTACTTTCATTTTACATCCTCCTTAATAGGCGATAGTTGTTCTCCGCAAATAGGGCAATATTTAATATTAACCATACCTGCTGCATTATTATTGTGTAAAACCATTATAGCGCTTCCGGTGCCATCCCGCATAACCATAAGTGCAATATGTTCTGCGCTCATTGGTTCTATAACGAGATCTGTGTTTAGGCGGCGACTACAAAAACTACAATCGGGCATTACATCCTCCTTAAATATAAGTATGGGCACACATCCCGATACATTGTGGGCACCCATACTCTTTAATACAATCTTCGCCGGCATATTTCTTGGTCGTAACGAATTGCGAGTCCCGCCAACCATTCCGGGGGTCATATGCACGGTTAGCCCCAAAAGATAAATCCTTCTTCTCGACCATTCCACCTTCGAGCTCAACAATATAATCCAACAGTTGGTTATCGCTGTCAAACTCCTTGGCTTCTGCCATAGACTCTTTAAAGGAACCACGTTGCGGCCTGAATATTACGAATTTCATTTACACCCTCCTACTCACGCCAACGCCAGGGTCACCCTCGAGAAAGACCACATTCTTGCCTATTTTACGGGCGAAATCAATTTCTTCTTTTGTGTTCTCCCCGTAATATCCACCCGGATTGACCACAAGGACGTAATCAGACATGCGAATCTTTGAAAAGTGAAGTTCCTGACGGGCATTAACCTGTTCAAGCGATATGTGTCTCTCGATCTTAGTCATAACATGCGGCTCAGGATTGATGGGGACCGTGAGAAAGTCATAAAGGCCGGGTAGAAAAACGATGTGTCCTTCTTCACACAATCTCGTATATGTGTTCATGATGGCATTTAAATACCTCATAGAGCCACATAACGTGATTACTTTACGTCCGGCTTTAATTAAAACTTGTTCGTATGCCCTGGCTGTTACTGATGTCGCTGTGGATGACACTCTGTTGTTTTCAATATTGCTGATTGTCTGTTTGGTCACGCCTAACATATTACCTGCGGCCTGCTGCGATAAACCTAATGATTGGCGAAACTCTTTCAGTTTAGAACCTGTTAACATAGTTTTCTCCTTTCAATATAAAGCAAGAGTCCTTGTCTTTCGACGCAGACCCTAGTGCTTTTACTCCGGTTTTTGCCGGTGTTCAGTTGTCGGTCTTCTTACGAAGCCGGCAGCATGTTTTGACAGGTTATGACGATCGTCATACCCTATGGCCATTCCGAGGCCACCGATGCTTGTTACAGCACCTATCAGATTGTCCGCGCTAACGCGGTCGTCCCTATGGACGAGACTGAGTTGTTGATACTCAACCCTTACCAAGCGATATTCTTCGCTGCCCGGTGTAAGCGTCCTCATCAATCTGAGGATTCGTTTTTCTTCTTCCCGTTGAATTCTTCCTAGACGTTCGCGATTTTCTTTTTTCTCTGCTCTTGTTTCCTTTGCTGTTGCCATCTTGGCCTTGAACTCGGTGACTTTGTTTTTGATTTTCATTTTCGCTTTCCTCCTTTTTAAATTTTGGGTTTCCATTATAATTCCCGTTTTTATACCGATTTATAATTAAAAACCTAGAATCCTTGCGGGATTCCGGTTTGGATTGCCCTATTCACTTTTTGGCTGCTTTCTGAATTTTCTTTACGACTTTCTTTCCCGCTTTAACAACACAAGCTGCCGCCGCTACAACAGCGACCACAAGGCCGCCTACAACAATGACATCAAGTGCTGCTCCAAGCAGTGTTCCAATTGCTGTGAACATTCTTGTTACCTCCTTTTGTTTATTAGGTGTTCCATTATAATTCCCGTTTTAATCTCGAAAACGAGAGTCCTTGTTAGGACCCAGGTTTTTTTAGAATTGAGTGACGACTCCTTTGAAGTTTTTATGTCCGCAAAGCTTTTTCGTGATTCTGCGCAGCATCCTGTTCGATTTTCTAACCTCCTTTTTAAGGGATTTAAGTTCTCTTATTTTTGCTTTTGCAGCTTTCATTTCTGCCCATGGATCTTTGACTTTTTCAGTCATATTATCATCTCCTTTCCATTATAATTCCTGTTATAATTTCGAAAGCAAGAGTCCTCGTTAGGACTCTTGCTTAGAGCACTTATTTAAGGTTTAAATTTCTCCGGATTAAACTTCTCGAACTCGAACCGTTTGATCCCGCTGTTGGCATCTTCCTCGGCATTTTCATACTGCGCTAATTTCTTATACGCGGCTGCCGAACTTACCATTGCTTTCTTCTTGCCTTCTCTTGTTGTAAATCTTTCCATATTTTCTCCTTTCTAACATCACTCCATTATAATCTCTGAAAATATATCGAAATTGAGAATCCGTGTTTCCACGAACTCTCTGTTACTTATTCAGTAACAACAAGGTGACCAATTCTACTTTCATATAAACAAGTGGCCGCTACATCAAGCACCCCAAATACAGCAACATGAGGTACTGCTGCTTTAAGCAGTCTCAATGTGCATATTGTTGTGACAAGGAGCGTCATCTGTCGCTTTGACATAGATGTCACCTCCTTCCACTATAGTGCTTGTAAAAAGGCCGAGATAAAAGGCAATCCCTGTTGGGACCACCCTTTCGGTTAGAAATGCCACGCCCGCTGTATCTTCTTGATGCTCTCGATTATTACTAAAATCTTCAGCGTCAGATAGCTTATCATCTAAAGCGCCTCCTTTCCATTATAATTCCTGTTATAATTTCGAAAGCAAGAGTCCTTGTTAGGACCCCGCTAAGGTGTCGCACTTATCTGAGTATTCCTGTATTATACTATTAAGTCTATCAATCTCTTCTACCTCTTCTTCATCGTCGCATGGGACGGTGCCTAATTTCTGAATCAATCCATATAGATGCTCATCGTTTATAACGAAGTCCTCCATATCAGATTCAGAAGTAGTGCCATCCTTCATTTTACCGAAGATGTTCTCAAAGTTCCAGATTAACGTCTTTCTCAATAGTACTGAAACACAGTAACCATTATTCAAGTTGCGTCATCTCCTTCCATTATAATTCCTGTTTTTATACCGAACAGGTAATTTTTTTTACCCACAAACATACTCTCGAGACAGAACAGGAGAGTAGAGTCCTTTCCGCCCTCCTGTTTCTGTCCCATTTTGGCACTTTAGCCTGCCGATGCCTTACACGCTTCAATAATCTGAAGCGCCTTTGCTTCCGCAAGCTTACGATCTGCCCGCACCTTCTTAACCGGTTCAACAAGCGCATCAATCTGCAACAAACACCATTGAGTAATTGTAGAAATACCATCTGTCATCAGATACTCTTCAAGGAACTTCCAGACGATTGGGCCCATAGCCAACTTCGCTGCTATCAGTGCATCCTGACGTGCTTGCTCCATTGTTTCCTCCGTCCATTCGCCTTTTTCCTTTAACTTATTAACATATGCCTGCATAACGGCTCCTACCGCTGTCATTAACGCCTCTCGTGCCTTCTTGAGTGCGTTTTCGAGTTTCTTATCTGCTTTTCTGTCCGTGAGGAACTTGATAATAACGGTTGAAAGCCATCCTGCAAAACCTGTTAAAACAAGCCCGAGAGCAGGTAAAAGATACCCAGTGATAAATTGCTGTAATGTTTCATTCATAAACCTTATCCTCCTTTCTTTAGTTTTTGCGGTTTTGTACCTTTAGTGGTATGTTCTGCAGGAGCGTCCGATTGATCGAACTGCCCCCTTGCATTATCACCCCAGATGTGATCCTCGATTTTTGTTACCTTCTTACCAAGCCTATCAATATCGGTCTTTGTTGCCTCCACATCCTTCTTAAGGCTAACAATGGTAGTACAGGTTTCCAGGTGGTTCTTAGCCTGTCCATCGCGTATCTCTTTCACATTATCGAGTATCATCGATTGCCCAGATGTGAGAACATCAAGCCGGCTGTCAACAAGCCCTTCGCTAACGCCTTCAGCTTTAATTCGAGCTTTTCTTCGCTCGCCAAAGTATAAGATGGTGAACACGGCTCCAACAAGCCCAAATAAAATGGCACAAATAGTAGCAACGGTCGCTAATATTGATGTGGCACTTATGTCTGTGGATAGTTCTTCCGCAGCCTCTGCGGTTATTGCGAGAAATGTTTGATTAATCATGGTGCTCCTCCTATGTTAGTTAGTAGTAAATAAGAAAACCACCGTGATGTCCAGCGGTTCCGGGATTCCCCCACTTATCACCACCATCCCCTCCAATGCCATTTGTTCCAGCAGGAAACGATTGGTTTGTGTGTATCGGGGTCGAAACGGGATTTGGGTCATTATACGAAGCCACAGATAATACACCACCATTTGGTTTTGTGCCATCCCCGCCCCTAATGTCCGCAAGAACATGAATATATGGAGATAAAGTGCCAATATTGCCTAAATAAGCGACTTCGCCGCCTTTTCCTTCTCCATTTTCTTCGCTTCGCCAACCGAGGCGGCCGCCCCATCCTCCGCGGACAGTCACTGAGCCGGTACAGTTTGGTGCTGTTGAGCTGAACACAAAGTTCCCTCCAGGAGCACCATCATCTGAGGTACCCCCTGCTCCACCACTTGGAACTTGAAAGATTAAGGGGTTTGCTTCTGTAAACAGTTGTACATTAATAATAGCAGCGAACGTTGCTCCACTACCACCGCCCCAACCCCTAAATGTTCCGCTACCATAACCACCGCCTCCTCCTGCTGCACAAATATGGACTATTATAAATTTAATCCCTCTGCGACGAGTAGTTAGGTACGAGGCATTGGTAGGCGCTGAAATGTCTCCACTATTCGCACCTATCTTTATAGCCAGTTCACCCGTAGTCTTTCGGTATAGGGAGACGGTTTTTGGAGATAGAGCGCTAAAGAGAACATTATCAGCCAAAGAGAGCGAATATGGTTGTGTTCCGACTTTAGGCCACTGAATCACTTGGCCATTTACCTTAAATCCAGAGTAACTATTGACCTCTCCGGAAAGAAAGGTGTGAGCCGACGCTAACAAAACACGCGTATTAAGCGCTGCCAACGTCGACCCATTTAAAAGTAAACCAGAGGCTGTGTTAAGAGAATGTATACCACCCAATGGCCAAGGAGTGACTCTATCGGTTGGGATTGCAATTTCTGCTGCTTGGAGCATATCAGTCAAAGGAATCCCTGATGAAGTAGGCATCGATAAACCCCCTTTATTGAGTATGATTAATTGTTGCTGCGTTGGTGCCATTAAGAACGCCATTGATATAATCAAGGGCTGCAGACAATGTCTTACCATTTAACGGAGCACCCGTGGGAGCTGAATAAGTACCTTCTTTTCTAACTATCGCTTCTTCAAGGTCCTCTACACGCCCCACTAATCCGCTTATTGCCGATAAAATTGCGGCATATCCATTGAGAGACATTACTCCTGTGCTCGGATTAACTGAGACTGTTCCGTCGGAAGCGGCTGACCGTACAGTGCCTGGGTCTGCTTCAGTAGCGATTTCAATCGGTGTTGCCTCGTCAGCCCTCGTGAATTTGATGCCTTTTGTGTCATCAAGACTTTGAACAACGCATTGTGCATCATATGGGGCGACTGCGTATATTGTCCTAACACCACCCTGTGTTCTATCGCTCAACACATATGTATAATCAGCGATATTATACGAATTCGGGAAATCGACAAAGAGTAATAAGTCATCGTATGTCGCAAAGTTTTGTCCGATCCACTTACCGCCAGCATTTTTAAGAGTTGCTATCTCACTTTGTACTGTTATCAAATCTTGGAGTAGAGCTGGGGTCATCATTCCTTCGCAACCATCGCCCGTAAGTGTTACTGCAGGAATTGCCACTGTCGGTGTCGTGACTGTACCATCGGCAAGGGTTACAGAGGGATATGTAATTTTCACCTGCCCAGTACTAACATCAACACCAACCCCTTTAACAAGAGATTGAGTAATCGCGCGCGGGACAAAATCCGACTGATTTCCCTCTAACGTTATTAACCACAAACTGAAGTCATCATACATACTTGACTGATCCAAAGCTAGACTTCTTATTGTGGCAAGGTTCATATTTGTCATCTTATAAACAACAACATTCGACGGGCTTTTAAGCACAAGAGACGTCCACGTGTCCTGATATGATAAGAGGTTATATTTTGTTGTTGTTCCGTTCCACACTACTTTGTCGCCCGTGATTTCATGAGGGACATAATCCGCATCATACAAGATAAGATGAAAAGCGGTTGTGTTGCCCGTCATTATAAATTGATAATCGGCCAGGACGGTTTCTGTATCCGAATTTATTGTCGGCGGTGCACCGGAGGTCATATTCATTTTATGCCATAGAACACGCCAACTCCCAACAAAAACCGCAGAGCCAACGCCTACGATTTGTTCTCCGTTCCGGATATATACCGGTAAAAGACCTATTGTGCTAGGAGCGTTGTAGTTATCTATCTTCGCTCCTGTAAAAATATCATGAAACTCGAGATTGTCCAGAATAACATCGTCATTGCCAACGTCCGCTGATCCCGCCCAGGTCCGCAGTGCAGAAATATCAACATACACAAACACCATCGAAAACAAACCCATTCCATATGGCTCATAGATGTTTAAAGACCTCTCCTCAAATGGCACAAATGATGGATTAACGCTATACAAAGGAAGTGGTTCTTCTTCTACATTATATGTCCAGCCGTTGTTTACATATGTAAAGATTCTAGATAGTCTTGTTGAAGCATCTTCTGGGTTTTGATAGACGCCTATAACACAATCCCCGTTGTCTACTTCTGTTGGAAAACCAGTCGTTTCTGTGCAAGTAGCATCTGTCGAAAAATACCCTCGAAATTTAGCCATAGTATCATCTCCTATTATGTGTCAAGGTATGGGTTTGTATAGTGCGAAAGTTCGGGGGTAATAACCCACCCATCTTGTTTAGACCCGGTTAAAACGATTGATGTAATTACTAAATCGGATGTATTACCATCAGGCCCAACAGAAGTATAGATACAACCAGGCCAACAGTTTGTATAATAATCCATCGGCGAGAAGAGATACTCTATATCCTCTACCTTAATCAATATACTTCCGTCTTTATACAATTCGTCTGCCGCCGCGAAACGAAGCATACTAAGATACCTAGCGGGGTCGAGGCCTTCTGTCGGTAATGAAGAGCCATCAAGGAACAACTCTTTACACATCCATCCTTTATACTTTGCGTTATCCGTCTTATTGCCTTTTGTGACGGTTTCGAATGTATCAAGCTCAGGAGAATTCGGGTTTTTAATCTTAACATACGCTATTTGCCGAAGTTCCTGGATTGATAATAACTTATTATACGTTTTTGGAGGCATAGCACCGTAATCATAGACAAGTGGCGTTGCTGTTCCAGAACGTAAATTATTCAAGCGGTGTATGGTATAATCAAAGTGTAGCCGCCCAGTTATGTCGACCTTCATTTGACCGGTAACATATAAACTATAAGCGGTTATATAATTTGTGAAGACTTCTAAGAGGTCGTCTCCCTCATATGTCCGCTCAATTCTGACGTCATTTCCCGCTTCAACAATATCGTGCAACAGCGAAACATCAGATACGAATCGATTGTCGTTAGATAGAGGAGTTAAATAACTACCACTATTAGGCGGAACAGTTACCGGATCAAGAATGTCTGGTGTGTTTTCGCCATTTACATTCCTACCAAACAAATCGATTAGAAGATCCCAGGGTAAAAATCCGTCTTCATCCTCGTATATCATTCTTGGCATAACAACTTTATTCGAAAGTAGCACATCTAAGACACCGCGGCCACTAATCGTTATTGTATGTTCCTCCGGTTCCTCCTCTCGATTATGGTTTTCGAGATATGTCTCAACTGCCATTGGCATCGGATGCGGTTTTGTTGATACTATCTCTGAATCCCATGCTGTTTCAAGGGAAAACCCCATAGCAATAAATGTAGGGATGGTTTCAATATTACTAAACAAGTAAACATTTCGCTGATTATATGGAAGCGTTATTTCAAAGTCGCCTCCTCCAAAGCGATTTTGTTTACACTTAACAGCCAGCGGTTTAGTTACGAAGAAAGAGTTATACGGTTGCGCAATACCCTCTTCTTGCCGGATTTGAATACATTTTATTTGCCGTGGTTGAAATACCATTATTTACACCCCCGAAACTAATGGAAAGCACGTTAAATCAATGCGTTCTCCGCTCAACCCAGATGGTATCTTAGTCGTTTGGACAATCATTGGTTCATTCGGAATAAATTTAAAGCCGGCCTCACCAAGTTCACAGGCGGTCTCGATATTAATCCGACGTTTTTCAGCATCAGGAAAGGTTGGACGCACAAGATAAACACCAAATGTTTCGTCATTGGAATCTATCTCGATTGTCGTATCTTCCGGAATTTCTTCTATCCCGCAGTTTTTAGCAAGAATAGAGGTGTTTATACTAAGATAATCTGACGATAAATATATACGGTACCATGCTGCCATCGGAGAAACAAGGTGTATCGTAACAACAGCTGGTGTATAGTCATGGGTTATCGCTGGTAGTTGGGTACTAAGACCAAAGGGCAAACCGGTGATCGACACAGCCTCAACCCATTTTAAACATGTGTCCTCAGATGTTAGGTCTAAGGTCACAGTAGGTTGTTTCTCTGAAAAGTCAAAAACAACATTTCTAACTCGGCAAGAAGTCTGTGCATAGTCCCTGAAGTCTATTTGCACGATAAGGGTTATGTCTATATCAAGAGGGACAACCCTAGCTATTTGACGCCTGACACTATGATAATCAAAAGTTGGCTTAATCCCGATTACTACGGTAATATCTCGGCCGCCGCCATGCGTAAAAAATTCATTATACGCAACCTCAGCATGCTCGTATGATAGATCGCCGATCCCCGTGAGTTTCTTTATAATATATCCACTGGTTGTATCTTCGTAAAATGGAAACGCTAAATCGCCAATACGAATACCTGTAATACGGGGCATAAATCCACCTCCTTCTATATTGTTAAAAATGTTTGTCTTGTTTTAAAGACCACACGTGCCAAACAACCAGTTGGCAGCGATGATGTAAGTAGTATGACGGGGTTCGTGGATACTGGTACCATACCGTTATCAACATTACCTAACACAGGAAGATCATATATTCGTCCGTACACAAGCAGCGTCGCATGATAATCTTGACTTATGTCTAATCGGATAATAGACCCCTCGTTTAAGCCCGTTGAGAATGATTGAATTATTGGATTCACAAGACCGAGTTCGGCTCTTATAGAAGCGGTCGTTCCGATAGTAATCTCAAACGTACTATTCGTAAGGTTGTTAGGGGAAAAATAACTTAAGAGTTGTATATCAAGTGCGACGGGAGATACACATTCGAAAGTTCCCGTCAACGTATCCTGAATGCCCGAAGATAACTGTTTTATAATGGGCGGTCCATACCACCCACCGTATTTCAATAAAGTAACGGTAATGCCCGTCGGATTTGAGTTAATATCTGTTCTAATGGATTTAATTTTTGCGGTTGCTTGATATTGTGCCCCATTGTTATGAAATACCTGCAATATAAATGGTTTGTATGGATTCATAGAGCCATACAGATATGAACGAACTGAAACGGGGTTAGCCCCCGGTAGAATAACACCGCTTATTACGATCTCATTGCTACCAGGGACTCCCATCTTATGCTCTCCGTATTCTGAAAGGCCGGTAATATCAGTTACGGCAAAGCCCTGTTCTTCGAAACCTTTTGTAAGACTTATAGAAACACTACCGACCTGCAATGCTATAACTGCCATTATTTCTTCAACCTTTCCCTCTTAATCTCGAGTAAGTTACCTGTGGACCTATAAATTTGCCTAGGAGTGAGCGGTGTGTTTGCATTGATTGTCTGATAGAAATTCAAATCGCCACCATCATCACCTGTTGCATCATCTGTGCCTGTTTTTGTCCTATTTTGGCGTTCCACAGCTACAGACGCAAGATCACTACTTAACTCAACGCCATTAAATAACCCCTCGATTGATTTGGCCCTATCCCTAACCTCGCTGAGGTCGATGATAGGTGTGATTGTTGGACTATAGTCCTCTACGAGATACATTCCTTGTTCCATCGCCCTTGCTAGGGCAGACATCGCCTGGTCAACAGGTTCTGTATCATCTAGCCCCTTGGCTATACCATCGATACAGTATTGTCCACCAATAGCGAACATCTTTGACGGAGATTTGATTCCCAGGAAGTCTTTAAACCCTTCCCAGAGACTTTTAGCAAGATTAACGCCAGCATCCCATAGCGCTGTGGCAAAAGAGCTAACCCCGTCCACTATTCCTTCTACGATATACCAGACAGCACCTTTAAATAGTCTACTCGGTGAGTGTATGCCAAGCATCACAAGGAAGCCTTCCCAGAGCGCTTTAGCAATAGACCAACCAATATCCCATATACTTGTTTCGGATTTTATAAACCCGTTCCACAATCCCTCAAATATGGCCCCTATAATCTTAAAGAAGTCACCCTGACGGATAAAGTCTAACATACCGTTGAATATTGCCACTGTTACTTCTGCACCCAACTCAATAAGGTCGGGTATGATTGCTCCGATAAACTGTAACAGAGAAGATAGAATCCCCGATATAATCTGAGAAAGGGCCTCTTGAGGGGTATCTGCTAAACCTGCAACAACACGGTCGTTCATTAATTTACCTAAGAAAATGGCGTCTTCGCCCTTCGTGAAAATACCAAGTGTTAGGATGTTAAACAGTAGGGTAATGAATTTGCGTACCCCAGCAGCTATTTCTCCATTATCACTCAATATCCAACCAGGAATGTTGTCTCCAAGGTTGTTTACATCTATCTTCTTACCTAAGAAGCCGTCCGTTAGGTTGTAGAAGAAATCCATTATCCAATCCCATATAGCAGCGGTATTTCCTGATGCGCCTGCGCTAATAAGACCTGTTATGCTTGTGCCTATATCTGTAAACCACTCGTCAAAGCCCTTCCATGCATCGGCAAAAGCCTGAACGAGTTCTCCAGCAAGCGCCCCAAAGAGGCTACCAGAGTTTCTAAGTTTCTCGGCTATATCATCAAGCCAGTTTCCGGTCTCATCCACGAGGTCGCCATTTCCATCGCTTGCTGAGTTTAGCCCCTCAACATATACTTCGCCTAATTGTGCACCATGTTCACGGAACCACTTAGCTCCTTCGTCCCCAGACAATCCTTCACCAAAGAGTTTATTAAAGAACTTCTTAAATATCTTTTGGAACGAACCCGTAAATGCGACAGCCCAATCCGGCATCAGTTTTTTAGTCAAGTTTTTAACCGCTGTATAAATCATAGGTATAAGTTGCCCGAGGGCAGATGTGGCCATCTTTCCGAGCGTGCCAAACATTCCAGTAAAGGCACTAACTACACCCTTAAACGCACCTAGACCAAAAACATCCATAAAACCACCTATAGTGGCATCAGCGAGACTCGCGCCCGCACCCACTGCTGCACCACCAACTGAGTCTACCAGTTTACCCATTATCTGGCCAAGGTCTGGTAGTTTTTCATCCCCGCCCTTCAACACCCAACTGGATATGTCAATTACGAGGTCAACGGCAACCTGAGCAGATGTGGTTATGAGTTCGACTGCACCACTAGCAGCTGTTTCAGCAATTTGCCCTAACAAGTCCACGATCTGACGGAATTTTGCGATTGCAATATCAAGTAATGCAGAACCTAGAGCACTTAAGGCTTTGTATAACACTAGAGTACTAGACTCTCCAGTGGTTCCTATTTCAGAGAGTGCTAACGAGAATTCGCCAAGGGCGCTCGTTATCTCGCTCATCTCTGGCACCACTTTACCAAGGACATTAAATCCTCTTGCAACAGTGCCAAGAGTGGCGGAGATTTCTGATTCCTCGATTGTTCCCGCTAACTTTTCAACAACAGCGTTCACGCCATCAAGGGCGATTTTGACAGGACCAGTAGCAACATGCAGCTCGTTCAATGAGCCGATTACGCCGCCAATCCAGGTTTCTTTTAAGAAAGTATCCGCTTCTGCTTCAGTTAGGTTAGCGATGTCTTGTTTAATTTTAACTAAGGCGGCACGTGGCTTCTTTTGAGATTCGACCAAAGCATCATACTCCGCCTTAGACATCTTCTTCGCCGCTTCCTTCCACTTCTCTTCTTGAGTCATGAATGCTTCGGGTATAGCGCCCCCTGTCTTTTCGGCTTCTTCTAATGCTTTTTTACGTGCTTCATTCCATTGTTCTGTTTGTATCGCTTCATATGCTTTAATAACGCCCTGGTCAGCATCGTCAAGTGCTTGCGCTGCGGCGAGTTCTTCAGCATCTTTAGCTGCTTTAGTGGCCTCTTCAAGATAGTTCTTTGACACACCTTTCGATAGAGATGTCAACACACCCGCTAGATTGCCAGAGTTGTATTTAGGAACAGTCGCCGTCATTCCGGCAACGACACTATCAACAACGCCCGCTCCAAGGGCATATGCAACCAAGTTCGCCTGTTTACCCTCTTCCGATAATGGGTCAATGATACCTTCTTCGACCATCTTCTCAGTGGCCTCTTTTTCTTTCTTTCCGGCCTTTTTAGAGCCATCTTCATATCCAGCAGCAACGTTCTCCGGTATCGCTTCACCTGTGGATTTACCAAAGTCACTGTCTTTATCAGGAAACAGCGAATCTGCATCTATGGCATCAATTGTGTTTCCTTCGCCGCCCATACCAAGATTGCCAAGACCCAACATGTCCATAAATCCGCCGCCTTTAACGGCATTTTTAGCTGATGTCCAATCGCCGAATGCATCCTTAATTCCACTCATCGCACCGCCCAATTTTTCGATGTTTGGGGCTGCATTAGCAGCTACATCAGCAATACCTTCTATAGAAGACACGCCGAATTCCATTTTAACCATCATTCCGTCAAGATCAGAGACAAGGCCCGCCACAGCGTCACTAAAACCCTCCCCTCCTGGAACAATCGCTTTTATAAAAGCACTGTAAAGGGCCCCGCCGATTTGTTTGATTTTAGTCAAGCTCTTTTCAACTGCCATGGCTAAACCTTTAACGATTGTTAAAACAAGGTTCCATTCAATATCTATAATTTTCTGATAGTATTCATCAAGCGCATCAACGAGACCCGACAAAAAGGAAAGGAGTAATTGAACAGCCGCGTCCATAAGCATCGGCATCGCTTGTGCTAAACCATATAATATCTGAGCTATTATCTGCACACCAACAGCAACGAGTTCGTCAACATATTCAACAATGCCTTTAAGGAAAGCAATTATTAACTGCATTCCGGCAGAGGCAAGTGTCCCGGCATGCTTACCGAGTTCAGTTATCAAGGTTATAAGTGCTGATACTATCATACCAACAACCATAGTCGCTACGACGCCTAGTGTTTTGCCGACCCCGATCGCAATCTGTATTAGCGATTCTGATACAACCCCGATGTTATCAGCGGCGCTTTTGAATATCTGTGGAGAATACGCCACTAATGTTAAGAATTTTTCAAGTGCTATGACGCCCATAAGTATTCCGGCACCAAGCCCAGCGACCCCAATACCAATCAATGCTATTCCAGCACCTACAAGTAATAAACCCTCTGCAAGTCCCGGCACCAATGCGGCAACTGCTAAAATGGCAAGAAAAACAAGAAGAATCGCGAGATTAGGTAGAAGTGTGTCCCAAGGAATTTTAGCTAACATAGTTAGCCCATACCCTAATGCAACCATCGCGGCACCAACAAGCAACAAAGCAGCTGAAACCATTAAAGCATCTACAGAACTCTCACCAATGATTTTAATCGCTCCTGCTAATGCAATCAAAGCGATAGACATACCCACGGCGGCAATAAGTCCGTTTGTCCCAGTGCTTAATGTGGACATAGCGACAGCTAAAAGAGCCAATCCTCCAGTGAACGCCAATATTGTCATAGCATCAACTTTGGTTTTTGACGCAAGTTTTAATGCTGCACCAGCTGCCATAACAACAAGACCTAGAGCAATACCAGCTGAAATCTGACGCCCAAACGTGTTTAAGGCCAGTATTGAAAGCCCTACAGCAAGCAAAGAAACGCCACCAGTGAACATCAAAATTGTTTTGTTGTCGACAGTTGATCCTTTTATTTTCTGTAGTGCAGTACCAACCGTCTTTACAACTATACCCAATGCTATACCCGCGCTAATTTGTCTTCCATAGGGATTAGCAGCAAGAACAGCAAGACCTACTGCTATCAAAGCGACACCGCCAGTGAACGCTAAGATTTTCTTATGTGTGATATTGAATTTATTAACTTCATCAAATGCTTTTCCGACGGTCTTCACAACCATCCTAAGCGCGATTGCAGCCATTAACACTCTACCAGGACTCTGTGTCGCTAGAATAGCCAAGCCAGATGCGATGAGGGCTAAACCAATAGACATGTTTTTTATGCCTTTTAAAGCGCCTGAGGCTGGAATATCTTTGAGTGTTTTGATAAGGATCCGCAATATGATTTTAATCGCTATTACGGCTGCGAATATACTGGACAGTTTTGATTTTGCCAGGGTGGCTAACGCTCCTGTTAAGAGAGACACTGCCCCGATTATTGTTCTAAACTGTTCTACTTGTTTACCCGGATCTGAGGGTATTTTCTTAAATATCTTAACAGCAGACTTCATGACTGAGGAAATAGCACCACCAGCCGCTAAGACAGAACCGATATCTGACAAAGCCAGTAAAGAAAGCGCGCTCACAAGCACAGAAAGAGTCACAACAAGTTGGCCGAATGATTTTACAGCTTGATTAAGGTTTCCGAGACCAGCAAGTTGGCCAAGCATTTTTGTCATGTTCTTCATTATGACGTTCATGAGTATCGAAGCAGCAAGAGAGCCGCCAACGGGCGCAGATGCTAACACTCTCATAGCAATGGCTATTACAGAAATCGCCACAGTCATTGCTCGTAATGGTTTAATGCTGCTAGTATCCATACCGCTCATATGGTCCATCATCCCGGTAACTCTCTTCAACACGAAAAGTAACAGACCAACAGACGCTGCTAATTTAACAACGTTAGCATTTGCTAAGACACGAAGACCGATGCCCATTTTCAGAACGGCGACACCGATTGTCTCAAGTATGTCCCCGGCTTTTTCCGGATTGGACATCTTACTGAGTTTATCGAGTTGTTTTACCATATGTTGCAAGAGAACCATCATTGCAATAGTCGAAATTATGATTCCTGTGGGATCTGCTCCAGCAAGGAGTTTTAAACTAAACGCCATAGTAATAACTGCTAAGGATACGGCTTTGAGAATACCCTTCATAGCTAGCAACTCTTTAACGTCAAGATTTTCCACTTGCTCGGAGAAAGCACCAAGGAACTTACTCACCATCCATAGTGTAGCGCCTAAACCAACAAGACCTGTCGCTAACTCTTCAGTTGGTATGTTTGATATTTTCTTTATAGCAGACGCTAGTATCCAAATACCTGCGGCAAGTGTTAAGACAGTAGCCGTAATCATCTGAGGGCGCGTCTGTTTAATCGGACTAATGATCGCATTTATGGCTCTGGCCATACTATCGCCAACGAGAGTAGCAACTGTGACTAATTTATATGATATTATGTCCTCAAAAATTCTCATGACATCCTCAAAGGACTTTGGAAGAAGTTCTGTCCAGTTGCTCAACCATTCTCCGAATTTGGTTTTTGTTTTTCCAGTTGTATTGTTAAGGTTTGCGACAGAAGCCGCAATGTTGTCTATCATTTGTGCTTGTGAACTAACATCAACTCCCTGCGCACTAAGGAACATACTAGCAGCCTCTTGGACTGTTTGCCCAGAGTTTTTAGCTTGATCCGCGATTTCTTGGAGTTGTTTAACAGTGAGACCAGACGCATCCGTCGCAGGTTTTAACCAACCAGTAATACCGGACAGTCCCTCTGCGAACAGTTTTAATCCGCCTCCAGTCAAAAGTATCAACACTTCCGAAAGTTTAGCAGCGGCCTTCGTCAATAACGTAATAATCCCAGCAGAGGCAGAGCCATCTGATGAAATTAAGCCAAGGTTGACGAAGAAGTCTTTAAACATATCGCCAATTTGTTTTACGACTGGTTTAAAAGCCTTAAGAGGCTCTATAATAGCCCAAATAATTCTGATAACACCAACAAAGATGTCTTTAACTAATTTAACTGCATGGAAAAGAATGTAGAATGCCTTAGCAATACCTTCGACTACACCTCTACTTGGACGCAGTTTTTCAGTAAAGTTCTGGAAGCGTTTTGAGGCAACAACCAGAGTTTCTCCCGTTAATGGTGTAAAAACAGCTTTAAAAGCTCGCACAATCGGCCGCACAACATCCGCTAACGCATTAAACACATTGACTAAACCGCGAATGACAGCCTCTCGACCGCCCATTGCGTTCCAATATGCAAGTGTTTTATTCAGATTGTCTTGTAGCGGGGCAATCATATCAGTAATTGCTTGGGTCAACCCAGACCAGAGAGCAGTGCTTTGCTCAAGATTACCAAAGATGTTTTCAAACGTATCGCCCCAACCAGAAGCAATAGATTCTGCTAAGGTTGTCATCATTTGGCTAAAGGAACGCACCTGTGTCGCAGCATCGAACATCCCCCTTGACACACTGAGCCTATCGAGTGTCTCTTGGAGGTCTCCCACTGTGAAGTTTGTATCTTTAGCCATTTGCTCGAACGAAAGGCCCTGTTCTTTAGCCTTTTTGAGGTATTCATCTACAGACATAGAGGAAGTTGCCACGCCATTCAAAGAGGATATGGTTTTTCCACCAACATGCGAAACACGAACCATCTCATCAGCAAAACCACCTGTATCGGCTTTCACGTCTTTAAGCTTTTGAAGCATGTCGGGTGATATGGCCTCCGTTTTTGAAACGGTTTCAAATGAGGTCCTTAGCTTATCGAGGTCTTCTTGGGTTGCGTTTGTCTCTATAGAGAAACGACGCATTGTTTCTGTGAAGTCAGCTTCAGTGAACACCTTATCGCTGATCATATCACGGAACTTCATGCCGTTCTTTGTTGCTTTTTCGAAATAGTCAGCAGCTGAATTACTTTCCTCTTTGCCGTTATAAAGTTGCATCATTCGGCCCGACTCTTTAGTGACCTCAATCATCGTGTCCCTAAACTTTTCGGATGCGATGTTTGTGTTGGCTAACGAGCTATAGTCCATCAAGTTCATAACGCCATTCATCTGGCTCATCTGATATGTGGCACGGGAAAGTGCTTCATTATCTGCACCAACCGAGGCGGCTAAATTACTTAAACCGGTGATTATACCACCTGCTTGTGTTAAAGACCTACCTTGGGTTGTAAATCTCTGGAAGTTTTGGACCATCTGCCCAAAGTTATATATTGTTTTATCGGAATACTCGTTCAACATCTTAACAGACTTCTGAACATCATCAAACGAGCTGCCTTTTGACTTAACAGCATTAAATATGTTGAATAAAGCCCCCATTTTTTTCTCGTATTCGGAGAAGCCATCGTGTATTGGGGACTTGATAAATTGGTCTGATAGTTTCTTAAATCCGGAAATCGCAGCATCGGTCATTCGATAAATAACAGTGGCTATGGCGATTCCTTTTGCGGATAATTTGTTATCAATGGATGTTATGGCGGTTTTGATTGCCTCTCCGCCACCTTCAATGGCCGTTTTGAACAACTCAAATGCTTTTTGGCTACGGGTAACGCCAGCATCAAACTTGCCTCCATTATAATCCATATTAACGACTCTGTTGTCGACATTCGTGCTCATAACCTATCCAACTCCTTATTCAGTTCTGCCTCTAAGCCATCAAATATGGGAGTGATCGCTGGGTTGATATAATCGACACCTGGAACAAAGGTACCCCCTCTGGTCGCGTGTCCATACTGTATGATTATAGCGATTTTCACATAATTGACAACATTATCGTTGAAAAAGGTTAAGGACCAGTTGCCTCTAGCGTTCTGGATCTCATATCTCCAAGATTCTGCTGTTTTTCCAGTTTCACGAGGTGTTGCTGCAGCCAGTGCAGACACACCCATTTTTCCCCATTTCTCAAAAATCGATCTCGGGCTATACCCGATAGCATGCTTGAAAAAGTGTTCCGTAGGTCCTGTTTTTGGACTCATCGAAAACTTAGCCATAACAACACCTCCTTTAAAAATATAATTTTTGTTACAGGGCTACTCCGGCTTTTCTAAGCCGTTCGTTTTGTTCATAGTACGCAGCCGTTGCTGAGGGGTCAGACCTATTCTTTTTTTTACCTTTTGGATCTGAATCGTTCATTTCTGCGCATATGTTAATAACCATTAAAAGGTTGTTTAAATGCCACCTGGCATACTCAGCCGGGATGTGATAGCAGGCCATTAATGCGTATATTCTCTCAGAGGTAACTGCTTTACCGCCTTTACGTGAGGTTGCAGGGCCTGATGATATACTTGCCGAGTGCGTATCTGAAATATATTCGCTGATTTTCTTAAAGTCGTCGGCTCTAAGCCGCACTATTACATCGTCGGATATTTCTCCTTTAGTGCTCATACATTTAACGTAGAACAGGAGTTTCGCCTGATGTTTTGTCTGGCCAAGACTATCAACCAGTTTGAGAAAAGGTAGTTTGTATTGCGCCTCCCACTTACTAATTGATATTAGGGAGTGCTCCAGAGAAAGAGTAAACGCATCACCGGTATAGTATGTTTCCGTTACGTTATTAAACAGCTCTTCCTCTGGGCGCGTGATTATCAACATTGATTAACCCTCCCGCTTCTTATTTTTTATCGGTTGGCTTTTCGGCTCCTTCGCCCATGTCAGCCCCTGCCGCAAGGTCGATTCCTACCTCGGTAGGGCCCTCCGGAAGTACCGGAGTGAAACGGGTAGCATCGTCTTCTGTAGCAACCGCCAACTGTAAACTGGGATCGGCCTCTTCTGCCTTAATAGCAGCTGCCATCCGCGCAAAGTCAGCATCCGACATGGGAACATTCGTTAAATTACGGAAGAAGCCGAGCAGGACATTCGAATCACCCATCAGGTCGACCATCAACTGCTCAAACGCAGGGTGAAACGCGAAATTCGCCAGGTCCGGACGAGTATCGCGGCCGTTGATTCGCCTGTTTTTAACAAACGAATTGCCCTCACGAACGCCGTACGATGTTTGAACAAGGTCTGTTAAAAGGTCATACGCTGCCTCAAGATTGTTGTCAGCGATGAGCTTCTCATAGCATTTTTGGATTCCCGGCTGATAGCGGAGTTCAAGGCGGACAAAGTCCTGTTGACCGAGGTTAAATGCAAACGTGTCTACGCACTCGATACCATCGAGATTTAAATATGTGATTTTCTGGTTTACCATGGGGAATTTCCTCCTTTAAATTTTAAATAAAATAACTCGTTATTACGAGTGCCATTGATAGTTTGTCTCCTTTCACTAAAAAATAGAAATACCCTCACGATATCCGGTGGCACTGCCATTACGCCTGTCCGCGGTTTTAACGGATCTCTTCAATCGTGAGGGTACTCTCATTATAGTGTCTGTGTTTTACCGAGTTAAACTCAGGTTCCGGCAGTAATTGTAACCACTGCGGTTTCAGGAGCAACATGGATGTCAAGCGGCGTCGCGGTAACCGTAAGGTCGCCAACGGTTTCGTCGGCTGCAATTGTCAACAGGCCGTCCGAAGAAATGCTTGATTTTGCGCCATCTTCGAGAGACCATGTGCACGGGATATCAATATTATTCTTGTTTTTGCAGGTAAACTGCTGCGTGTCAGCAGGGGTATTACCTGTTTCTTTACTCACTGTAGCCGGAGCAACGATTGCCTGCAGGAGAACCATTCTGAGAACTTCATCCGGGTCAATGAGTTCCGGATCGCTGTCCGCGGTACCAAAGAGCAGATCTTCAAGCGCAGCCAAGCCAGCGGCGTCAGCTGTTCTGGAATCGATTATCAACTGAGCAGTGATTCTGCCATCTTCCAGCACGACCGGAAGAGTAGAAACTTCGCGGCTGAACACGATTGCTTCCGGAGAGTCGTTGATGGTGTTATAGCCTTTCTCGGCCACGCCGGCTTTACAGCCGTAAACCAGATGCAGTTTATACCCGCTCTCGGGAGTGAGATCATTGCCGATTTTGGTGCGATACACAAGACCGAAAGACTGCCGCGGTTGACCGGTGATCATAACGCCGTCCTGAACGACAAGGCCGTCACAGGGGTAGAACTCCACCGGAGTCGCATAGTGCTCAATCGTGAGCTTAAGGGTTTCCGCGGAGATGAGAACGCCATACTTGATGTTATCCGCATACAAGTCGGTCGGTTCTGCCCCTTCGGGGGATTCAGTAACGCTGACAAGGCCGTTCCAGGGAACACCGACATCATAACCCTCGTTAGTCGCCGGATAAAGCACGCCATGGTCAACACCGAGTTCGAATTCTTTGGCGCCAACGGCGTCCCAAATAAGTTTTGCCATAGTATTTTACGCTCCTTCTGTTAATAATATAAAATGAAAGTCCAATGATTGAGAGAGTCAAACACATAAAACCGGTCAAACCTAATCGCCGTAAATGAGTTTAGAAGCACTTCCACATATCCCGAATCAGGGTCTGTGTCGATTAGGGTAAGTAAATATGCTCTAGCACCACGATATACAGCGTTGTTTGCGTAATCGGTTTTAATGTTTGATAGCCGGAAGATGACACAAGGATATACTATATCTTCATTCTCGGGCGGCTGAAAATAGACAGGACGATGTGAATACACAAGTATGTTCTCGTGTGTTTCTTCATCTTCAGCGACAGTATATATACCTCTGATGTCTCCGTGATCCTCATCTGTGACAACATACACAAAATCTCCAATTTCTGCCGTCTCAGGAATCACGTAGTCTGCGAGGTCTGCTGCCGTATCGACATCTCCTAGCCATACCCCTGTGCCTATTATTTTTTCAAGTTCTTTTTGAAGTTGGAGGCGTCTATCCGCCATTATAAACACCCCCAACCGTAATTATAATCCTCGGGCGGAGGAATTCTAAAGCTGTGACCTTCATTTTAAGTTTCTGGCCACTAACTCTGACGTACTTAATCTCTTCATAGGCCTGCCGTGAGTCTTTCATCACAATACTATACCTATTCTTAAATTTTATATCGTCATTTACTCCCTCGCCTGAGTCAAACTGTTTGTTATACGTCAAGACATCCGCCTTATAATGGAGTTCGACCGGGACTTTCGTCCAACTGCCTGGCTTAGACTCGACCTTTGTTTCAGCAAAACCCAGGACGATCGACACTCTTGCCATAACAAATCTCCCTTACGTGGCCGGAGTCTGAGTCAGGACAATCGCGCTCTTCGGGGTAATCAGCGCGCCGCCGACAAGCCATTCAAGCAGGTATGTTTCTTTGTTGAAGTCGATGTCGAACTTTGTGTCTTTCAGAGCAGAGTCGCCGGTGGGCAGGCTGAGAGCATAGTCCGCCATGTTGACCATGATCGACTTAATGTTCTTTCCTGCGGCGTTCTGCGCAACTCTGAATTGTGGTACTTCGATGACTTCCTTGCAGCGCACAAGGCTGGCAATTTCGGAAACGTTCTTATAGAGCCTTTGGCCCATTCCGTCTTTGGCAACAAGCCATTTACCGATTTGCGCCGGAGAAACGAACAGAGACGGGTCTCCGCTGCCCATGTAGTCCGAACGGATTTGGATAAGCTGGTCCAGTTCATCATCCGCAGTTGCGTTCGCCGCAATGTTCTGCTGGATTGTCCATACGCCGTCATCAAACGCGATGGGACGGACGCGGTCTTCTTTGATTTTGTACGGGCTGTTGGAAGGTCTGCCGTCGCTGATGAGGATCGCACGCGCGAGCTCCTGATTCAGCTGCATACCCATTTCGCCCTGCAACCACTGCAGGAAATTGAACGAGCTTATTTGATAAAGCACGTCCCTGTCGAGCTGCTGACGTTTGTACATCCAGCCGGGCTCAGTAATGCGGTTGAGGACAGCGATTTGTTCGTCGACCTTCTGAGCGCCGAGAGTCGGATAACCCTTCGCGCGTTGGTCTTCTACCTCAAAGTCGGTGAGGTCGGTCCACAGGGATTTGATCTTCGTGAACGGGACCTTTTTGACGCTGCCAAGAACGCTTTTTACCCAACCCTGGGGTGTATTGATGATCAACGGTTCCGGATTGACGGCTTTGGGGTCGTCATACAAGTCGGTTATGTCTGTGACACCATGCTGAATGCAGGCCTGCTGGAGAGTTGCACCGCCGCGGACAGACTCCATGAAGTCAGCGATGTAAATGATGTTGTCGCCTTCGCCGTGTTTGATTTCTTCTTCGTTGTTTTTGAACTGTCTTGCTTGTACTGCCATTTTTTTCTTACCTCCACTTTCTGAATGTTTAATTTCGTCCGGCTCCGTTCCGGGTTGTTCAGGTGTTTCCTCAGCAGGGGTTTCTGCGGGAGTTTTCTCCGCAGGTGTTTCCTCAGCAGGGGTTTCTGCGGGAGCGTCCTCCGCTGGCGGATCATCTGAATGCTCAACAGTGGGTTTTTCGTCGTTGAGGTCTGCTTGAATAGCTGCTTTTTCCTCTTCAGACATTGCCGCATACGCAACAGCGCCGAGATATGTTCCAACAGCTATTTGGTCATCGTTCATTGTCGCAAACACGGCTGCCACATCTAGGTCTTCCGATTTTTCCTCTTCGGGCGCGGGATCGCCATGTTGAATCTCGGAGGAGACGTCATCATTGAAACAGATATACGCCTCATCTTGCACTTCCTCAGTGTAGTCACCATGTTCAACCTGGGCTAATTGGATATACGCGCCCGGGTTCGCACCCGCGGAAACAATGCTTAAATCGCGTATGACTCCGGCAACAATTTTACCGGCTTCGCGCCTAAGCATATTGGCTTTAATACTGAGTTTTCCGACATCGCCATGTAAGACCTGGTCTTTGCGAAGAATTGCTTTATCGTAATTTGGGTTAAACGTTATAAAAGCGTAAACGCCCTCATCGCGATGCTGCAAGTATGCTTTGCCGAGAACAGCATCAAGATACTTTTCGTATCCTCTTGCGTGATCATCGACTAGCGGGATTATTTCGCCGTCCATGTCTTTAAAGGCGCCGTGGGCGATTGTTTCTCCGTCTCCGCAACGAATTCCATACCGTGTTGCAAAGCCTTCAAAGTCCCACTTGGTTGGTTTCTTACCTTTAGGCATAAGGGTACCTCCTTCTACTAGAATCTTTATACAAATCGCTATATTAATTCATCACGCCACCCATTTTTGTGTATGGCCCTCTTCCTCTTTTTAGCGATTCAGTATTGAACTAAGTCGTGGTTGCTGTCGCATCCTCCTCAGTGATGATTTTCTCCTCTTCAAGGACTGGCTCTGGACTTGGCGCCGGCTCGTTCGGGGAACTGGTGTTCGGATTCTGGATCTGCTTACCCTGTTCAGTCCCTGTAGGACCAAGGCCCATTCTGCTGCGCATCTCGTCTGTTGATGCTACTTCTGCACGTTTAAGAATTTCGGCTATTTCAGCAATTTCTTTACCCGTGGAGAATTCGAACACATCAAAGATGCACCTTATGGCTTGTCCCTGTGTACGAGCAGTCTTCGTCAAGAATTTGCGGGAGAATTCCTGAGTGAATGCTTTTAAAATCATACCAACGATGCGACTCCGGTAGTTAGCCATCGTTTTTTCGTCAGCTGTTCCATTAAGGATTGTGTCTGTAACACCCAACTGTGTAAATGCTTGCAGTGTTAATGCTGTGACCTGCTCCAACAGATTGTTTGTTGTTGGTCTATTAAGTTGAGTCACCGTTTCAGTTGGGTCCATGTAAGCAATGCCGTATTTTGAATTCTTCAGCTGCTCTTCAATGTCTTTTCGGCGCCCCTCGGCAAGTTTCTGCCGCGATTCAGAACGAATCGTGTACGGAACATGAATGATTAAGTCGATTTTGCCACTGACTGAATCATCATTTGCCTGGTCTAACAAAGAGATGGCGCGCGTAAGGCGTTTAAGCGTAGCGTTCGATTTATTCATTATGTAGAACAACGGATTCTCGATAATAGCCACAAAGTCTTTAGGAACTGTCCATCTCTCTGTTTTACCCGTTTGTTCGTTATATATCTCGACTTCTATTGAGTTTTTATGGTATTGACAGATCTTTGCCACCCTTAATGATACGATTTCCCAAGTATCTGATTGATATGGGTTGGTCGTAGTTTCGGGGATAATTGCAACAGAGCCTTCCTCAAAGACCGAGATTACAGCATCGATCATGAATGCCTGAGGCGTTTGGTCAAGGTTTGTAGACACTGTTAGTACGTCATTAAGCACACCGGGCTTGTCTGATATATATTCACCTGCTTTATTAACCATGACGTGCCTAATAGGAACGTTAGCACAATCAACAGCAATCCTATTGTATATAGCGGAAATAATCGACTGTTGAGAGGTTGAGTTATGGCGGTTGAAGCTGTCGTATAGACTGCGAGCACCCGATTCATAATACTTGACGGTGTGTGGCTCTCGTTGGAACCAATTTATGATGCTTTGGGTCCTTGATATGAATGGATTAGCCATGCTACACACCGCCTCCTTTCGTATTTTTTCGTTCATCGTATTTAGCCAGGGCATAATACTTTGCTATGTCCGTGACAGAAACCGCACCACGAAGTTTGGCTAGATGCTCCATCTGTTTCACAACATCCTCTTTTTTTGCACTGGTTAATTCGGCATATGTGGCTTGAAGCTTGGTCGGCGCTACCTTTTTGGTTTTCTTATTCGCTTCGGCGGCCTTTGTTAAAGAAGAAAGCCCCTCAGCAAGGGAATTAAAGACACCATCTGAAGTGGTTATCTTCTTAACAGCAGTCATCGCGGTATTCACCGATTTTAGCCCAGACTCTAAGAGTTCTGTCTTTGCCTTCTTAACATTAATCTCAGATATCCTGGTATTCGCAACAGATCTGATACGGTCTTCTGTGAAATGGTCTCCCGCACTAATCTGGTGTAATTTTTGTATAAAAGCATCGGCTTCTTCAGAACTCATACTCGCAAGCTTCTTAATACCTTTTTCAATCATCTTGTCATTTTGCATTCGCGCCTTGACTAGATTAATTATTTCCTCATTTTGTTGCTTAGTGAGTTTCTTCTGTTCTTTTCGCTTAGAGTCCCAGTCCTTCAACTCCTTAGCTAGTTCTCCGCCTTGCTTTTTGATGGCTTTCCGTATTCGGTGTTGACCCATAGCAACCCTAACTCTGTTTGCAAGACCCGACCCTTTAGGGTATCTCCCGGAGCCTGGCCCACCATGCTGAATTTCGTCTGTCGCCACTACCATCATATCGCCTCCTTATGGGTTTAGTTTAGCGCGGGTTCACTTCACGTTTATCCAACCAGTTACATTGTTGAACGCAGGCCATTTTCCGACCTTATTTTTTACATTGGTTATACGAACGCGATTGTTCATTTTGCTCGCGCTATACACATAGAATGTCCCGGAGATATTGTTCGCTGCCTTTTTGGCTGTTGAGGAGACGAAGAGCGGTTCCTCACTCAGGGTAAGTACGTCTCCCGAATTGTAGGTTACGGGTTTTACGACAGGCGGAGGTGTTACCGGAGGAGGCTTGATACCAAGGAGCTCGTTAACCCTTGTTTGAACAGTCTTTGGGTCATACCCCTCAGCAATTAATTTAGCGACTCTTTCATTGCCATTGCCCCAGTCGTTCGTCCCGGCGATAATTTCACGTGCAACCTGGTCGATCGTCTTTTTGACCGGAGGAGTAAATACCGGCGGAGGAGTTGTGGTGCCCGTTTTCGGAAAGCCGTTTAAACCCGCTGCCGGAATAATGGACGGATAATCAATTAACATGTAGTTCTGGTCGCAAGTAACCCCAGCGACAATCGTTGAGCGGATTGCATTTGTTGAACCGCCAAATTGCCACATGCCAAATACAGCCGGATTGGAATATGTGCATGTTTTACTCCAGCTCGCAAGCCAGTGAGAATACTGCTGCAACTCGTTGTCAAACATATACGTGCCGAAGTACGATTTAGATGAGTATATACCCACCCAATACCCTTTTGCCTCAAGACATTCGCAGAATGCTTTGATGATGTCTGTGACGAGCCGCTTGCCAAGGTCCAGCTGCCCTTTTTCTTCAACATCATACCACACGGGAAGTTCAAACTTTCGGCCTTTAAGACAGTTGTTGTAGAAATACTCCGCTTCGACGACCGCCTTCTCAACTGTTCTGGCATTGCTGTAAAAGTATGCCCCTACCGGCAACCCAAGTCTTTTTGCTTCGTCATAGTTGCGTACAAACTTCGAATCGGTATAAAGGCCGTTGCCTTTTCCCCAATCCCCGCCTGCACCTTTGATGATGACGAACTCCACGCCTTCGTTTTTTGCCTGTTGAAGATCAAAGTCGCCCTGCCATTTCGAGATATCGATTCCAAATTTTTTCATTACGATTCCTCCTTAAGTTAAGATAAAAGATTTTCTACGCCGGGTATCGAGAGTATGAACTCGCAGAGCTTGATGACTGCTGGAGCGATATCAATACCAAAAACAAGGTCTAAGGTCTGATAGAATGCTCCAAATAATAACATAAAACCCATTTATATGCCTCCTTTTAAGTATTAACCCATTCGGTTAGGCTGTCTGCTATTTTTCCATTAGGATAAGTACCGTCTGGGCATGTTTGGTGAATGGTTCCGTCTGTTTTTTGCCACACCTTTATATTTTCAATACCAGCGTCCTCGACAACATACGCATCTTTAAGAGCCGTCTTAGGAAATGTCTCACGCTCTTCTTTTGTTACTTTTACGGTATCCAATCTCGGATGCGCAGGGTCTACGCCAAGTATCTCGTGGCCGTTCACTGAAAACGAGCCGTGCTTCTCAACAAGGGTTTTAAACTCTTTTGAAAACTTCACACCAAGGCTTTTTTCAGCCTGTGCAATTTCTGCCTTTGAAGCACCTTTTAATGCTCTGAAGTTCGGCAAAGAGTCAACGCTTTTTCCTCCAGTGTTTTTTTGGTCCCCACCAGATCCTTTAGGGTATCGTCCAGAGCCTGGTCCACCATGTTGTATTTCGTTTTTGTCTCTTTGTGTAGCACCGAAATAAAAGTCAGCGCTCCAGGGATTCAATTTTTCTGACATCTCAATCTCTCCTAATCAAATAATCTATTGCGGTGAATTTTCCAGGCTATATATGCATCAATTAATGCTGACACAGCATCTATCTTCTGTTCAATATGGCTCTTAACCAATTTCCGATTGCCATTATTGTCTTCAAGTGTTATGGCGTTGCCCATGCAGAACGTCATTATGGCTTGATCAAATATGAGATACTTCGTCATGGCAAGGTGGTTAATATCTCCAAGCGGGACAGACTCTGTTTTACTTCCTTGGATTATTTTCTCTATGCCGATTTTACCATAGTTGCTTTCCCACATTGCGACAAAGTCTTTTGCATTATATGGGTCGTACCCAAATGCCTGCACATCATACTGATGGCGTATAATGAAATCATCGAGCTCATTAAACACATCTATCATATCAAGTATAGTACCAGGGCGTATCACCAACGATCCTTCATTGATAAATTCGTCGTACTTAATTCGCAAGGCCACATCAAGGCGGTCAAGTGTGAACTGTGATATATAACTTCTGTTTTTGATACCAAAGCTCCCATCTGCAAGCGGAAATAAAAAGGTAAAGGAACAGAAATCGTCGCCCCTTGATAAGTCGCCACCAAGCGCACATGGCATACCATCGAAACTAGCTCGACTAACGGTTGGAAGAGTATCCTCATACGAGAAGAAATACGTATACCCCTCCATAGGTATACCAAATCTTTTTGCAAGGATATCATTTCGAGCAGCCGGAACACTCCGCATCTTCTCGACATCCCGTTGGTATGCGTCATATGAAACTGTGTACCCTATATTCGGATTTGCTTTAACCCAAAGCCTAGGGTCTTCGACTTCTTGAACGTTATCGAGTTTATAATACCAGATAGAAACATGGTCATTAACATATTCGCCATTGAGTATACTGATTAGTTCGAATTTTACTGTATCGCCAGATGCGTTTCGAACCGTTCCCTCAGAAGAGGTAGCGAGTATAATATAGTCTGGGATTTTTGAGGCGCCTTGTTCTAATGCACCAATGACGTCTTCACGAATGTCCCCGGACAACCACTCATCAACGGTATTTACCTTACTTCGCATGCCCTGCATCTTGTGTATAGATAGAGCACGGGGTTCAAGATAGCTTCCAGTCGTATAGTTATATATTCCTTTGCCTGTGCTGGCGACAAGTTGTTTATTAACACCTCCGCCGAAACCCTTGGCAAGGTTGCTCTTACATAAAAACTGGAGAAGAGGCCCCCTAGACCGCGTAATAGCAGTCCTTATTGGTGACAGGACCTCTTCCGCCTGCTTTAGTGTTGGTGCTGTGGTAATTTGTTGTGTCGTGGATGGGTCCACGACAAGAAAATAATTCTGGATAAGCGAGTCATACATTGTTTTTGACGCGCCTCTACCCATAATTAGAAATTGCTTGTTTATGAGTCTACGTTTAACCCGCTTCTCGACATACTTTTGTTGGTCAGGGTCCCACACAGTCTCAATTACGTAATAGAACCAGGCTAGTAAGTCTTCTGCCCACAGCTTAAAAGAGTCTAAAAGAATTAAAGGCTCTCCTGTCGTAAGGGTTGTCTCTGTTTCACAGAAAGAAATAAAACCCGGCATAACTGAGTCGTCGTAATAGTATTGCGGATTTAGGATGCGTGCGTCTACGCGGGCCATTTGCTGTAATATCTCTTTACAGACAGGCAGTCCACTATACACAGCTTCCCTAAATTGCCCGTAATATATTGGTGTAGCTGTGTTGGACAGCAAATAGACACACCTCCTATCTCATTACGATGGTTTGTTTTGTTCGCAATTATGCTTAATCAACCATATGCACTTAGCCGAGGACTTTCCAAACTGCTCAGCTACTGCTGCAGTCGGTGGGTCAACAGAGAGACGAGATTGATAGTACACATAGTCTTTAGCGTTCTCGAACAAAAGGCTCTCACCGATAAAGTCTTCCCAGGTTGTCAGTTCATTTTCAATTCTAAAACCGGTGCTTGGCCCAAGACCCGCAGCAGTCAAATCAGCAAGGGCTGTGTTAATGGCCTGCATAGTGTCCTCATGAAAAGATGCATCGCCATTATCAGTAACGTCAAGCCCTATTCGTTTCATTATGCTAAACAGGATAGACGGTTCTAATGCCCACTTCGGGTCTGGTGTTGTTGGCATATTATTCTCCTCCTTCTACTTTCCATGGTAAATGGTCAAAAGGTTTTCGCTCTACGAATGCAAATTTTTTAGGCGCTGCGCCACCATATTGTAAAAGCTGATGTGTATTAAACAACATGGTTATAAGATTTTCAGGGTCATACGCCAACGGGTCGTTGATATCAAAGGACTCTGGCGTAAGCGGGTTTATATGATGTACTCGTATAAGGGACGGGACCATTATCTCATGGCCAGGCATTGCTAGGTCACACCCGTTGTCGCGAGTTATGATGTGTGGGCGTATATCATTCTTCCAAAGTAGAGAACGATATAATGCCTGATTAGCATAGCGCAGAGAACCAAACGTTTGGTCCCCCACACCATGCACAATACCTTCCTGTAAGTATAAGAATCTTTCTTCAAATGTTGGGAGGCTCATTAACTCAGAATATGTTTTCATCCTGTGGCTCCCCTCTATAAGCGCTTAGCGATTCTAATGCTGCAATAATAAGAGCTTTGTTCTCGATGTCGTTCCGACAGGATTCCAATTGCCCTTCAAGAAGTTTTATTTTTGCTTCCATCATGCGCCGCTCAATCTCTTCTCGAGGAGAGGACTTACTGAGATAGTAGGTAATAACCTGCGCTCTAGCAGTCCCCTCCTTTAATTGTTTCTGTGCGAGCTGAGTGGCATAGAAGCAGTTGATCCTTTCCTGTTCCTCTGGGGATGGTATGTAAGAATACCCGTCCATTGGTACGGGAATAGGTATCCTCTTACCTGCTCCCATTGAGATACTCACCTGCCACTTTCAAGACCTTACCCGAGTAAGAATTATGATAGACACCATCGATGTCAACTTCGCTTTCGCCGGCGTTGTAAGCGACAAGCGCCTTACTATAATCGCCGTACTTGTTTATTAACTTGTTGATGAAGCTTATACCAATTCGTAGGTTACCTGCTTCATCTGCATTTAGGTCTGTTACCCCAAAGGTTGCCATCTCAGCACCAAACCATCTAGGAGTAATTTGCATAAGACCCCGTGCGTTTTTTGAAGAGATTTGGTTTGTATCGAAACCGGATTCGCATTCAACCATTGCCTTTATGAGGGCCACTTCTTCGAACCCCATTTCTTGACAGACTTGCTCGATCAGTTTGCAGACTCGTTCCTTTCGGGCTGCTGGGGATTCTTCTTCTACTGTCGTTGCGGTTATGTTTAACACGATCAACTCTGGTTCTTTTTTTTCAGGTGGCTCCGTAGGTGCTTCTGTTTCCTCCTCAACGACTGGTGGGTTTTTAAGTGCCTCAAAATACGCGGTAATATGTTGGTTGAATTTGTCACACATCTCTTTCTCACTATCGGCAGTGAGTATGTGGTTTTGGCGGACGAAAAGACGCGAGTCCCACTCGTTGTTTAACTCATGGGTGACGGTTACAGTGGTTTGAAACAGCTGACTACTCACCCCCACACCATACTGGTTGCCCGGCTTAAGATTGGTATGAATGTCGTTTAGAGTTATCAATACTTGTTTATCACTTTCTGAGAGTAACTCGTCAAGAGTCTTATCGCTTTTTATTAGGGTTAGCGCTGTAACTCTCATTTGGTCGTCTCCTTTCAGACTTTCACGAATAGCGTCAGTAGAGCCTAGCATGACAAGAGTCATAAGTAGGGATATCATTTTGTTTAACATGGTAACCTCCTCATTGATAAAGTATAATCCTTGACGAATCTCTTCTCTTTGGGTTCCGGTTGACAGGATGAAAAAGAATAGTGTTACATACTTCTACGCCATAGAACGAGCGGGCATTCCTTATAGGAATGCGTGTTACTATCCTCCATTATAATACTCGTTTTTTTCTCGAGCGCATTACAGATCCGGCATGAGATTGTTATGTAGGAAAGCAGAGAAAGGAGGACCCGCTCGCCTGCGCCCATGCTGGACCTGTAACACGCTCGAGCCCTACTCAATGCTCAATCGTGATGATATATAAGACGCCATCAACGATGATGTAGTTCAACTCCGCTTCCTTCCGAAGTATGTCAAATTGGTCTGCTAATGCCTTTTTGATAAACCGGTAGTTAGCGCTTTTGTACTTCATCCACGGTTGCTTTTCGAGAATGTCTTTTGACAATAGAAGCCTGATGTCATGTATATAGACTGGGTTCCGAAGTATTTTAAGCACCTCAGGCCGGCCTAGAACATATGATCCTAATGCCTTTAGATAATAATCGCCTGGGATAGACTGGTTTTCGCCTCTAAACCATCCTGTGGAATACGGAAGAGGCTCTTCATGGGTCTCTTTTACTGCTTGGTTAGCCGTTTGTTTGCCGGCATAGTGAAATATGAGCCATGCGATGGCCAATACGGCAATAATAATCACGAAAATCAATGTTTTAGGCATCTTTAGTCTCCTTTTCCCATTCAGCAATGCCTCTGGATTACTCCAAGGCGCCAGTTTGATCCGGAAATGGTCTGGTGAAAATTTTTTGCGAAAAAAAAAGAGGGAGTCAGGCGAAATCGGGTGGGGTACCTAAAATTAGAGGGGCCCCCCGGGGTATCAGGCTCTCGTACAAACCACAAAAGCCCAAACCCTTTCCTCTAATTCTTTACTGCTCACTATATATGTCATTTAAGCCAAATATACAGTGAAAATGCCTATATTTACCTGTTTTTACCCCGTTTTACCTGAAAAAGGGTGTCAAATAGCAGTTTAACGCATGAACAATAGCCTTCTTCAAGCACCTGGGGTGCATAGTAAGCTGCGGGTGTGGGGTTATACAAGATGGGGGGCACTTTTCAATGTTATGGGGCCCGAAATACACACATATAACCCTGCTTCATACGGACATACATCTATAATCCACAGGGCAGTGTGTCTATTATTCAAGCGGGCTTCCCTATTAACTGGGGGTTCATTTCAGGAACATAGAGCTTGTATTCTCCATCTTCCGTGTAATCTTCCGGGTTAGCTAAAACATAGGGGATGACATTAGCATACCGTACTACGTCCACAAGAGTAGAGTAATAAAACTTGTTCTCAATCTCTTCTCCTAGAGGCGTCTCACCAAACTCAGAAGCAACACCTATAAGACGAGCAAGAAGTTGATTAGTGTTGTAACCTTGACGTTCATCATAGTTAAGCCAACGTTCATAGTCTGTGAATGGCGAATAAGGATTGTCTAATGTTGTAAGTAGTACTTCTGCATAGCCTGTAGGATATACAGTTGTGTCTATTATAGCACTTAGTGTGTAATCTACAACACTCTTATCATCACTATTGTTCATTTCATGTCACTCCTTTCTTAAGAGTTTATATATGAGTTCACAGTAGATACAGAAAGTCCTACTCTAGCAGCTATTTGTGCAGCTGTAAGACCATTTGGCCCTGATGCTAAACCTTGTATTCTATTAATGAGATACTCACTAGCAGCAGCATTTGTCCTTGGTGTTGCCAACTCTTTAACTCGTGTAGAATCGGCATTCTGTAGTATCTTCCTGAGGGTGGTCTTATTTACAGCGCCATTCTGGATGGCATCCCACTCCCTATCGCTTATGTATATGGGCTCCTTAGCGGCCCCTACTTTATCACGGGCTATAGTTAGGGCAATACCTCTATACTTCTTTATTTGGTCATCATCCATATCAGGATTCTCGAGCTTCTTATCCCTAACCATAGCTGTAGCAACAGACATTGCAGTGCGTTCCATAGGCGCATTAGCCATTGCTTTACGTAGATTCATAGTGAGAGACTCCACCTCATCGGCATACACTTTCTCTGCCTCCACTGTGTGGTTAAAGGGGGTATTCTGATAACCTACCCTCCTGGCAGCATTAGCCAGGGCCTTCATATCGTTTGCATGGGCGGCATATATTTCCTCTATCTCCTCCCCGCTTGAAAGGGTGCGGGCATCGTCTGTTTCCATCATCTTAGTGGACGTCATAGTCTTCTTAATCCACACAGGGTCCCCGTTCTTATCAAGCACGGGCTCTTTCTCATATATGATCTCCCCCTTCTTGTTTGTAAGGGGTCTACCTTTAGCATCGAGCTTAGGACGGTCTGTATTTCTAAGTTTCATGTAACTTGCTGGCTCTATTATCTTGACCTCCCCCGTTTTAGGGTCTGTCCATATAGTTTTCAGCTTTCTGTATTGACGTTCGCCTGTTTCTTTATTCGGAGTTATAACAGCACGTGGGTCTACGTCTTGTCTACCAGCGGCCTTAGTCAAAAGAGTCGAAGCTCCTCCGCCTGCCTTGTTCTGGTATTTAATACGGAGAGATTTAATATTATTATCTTCAGCACTTAACTTATAGTCTAAACCATGCTTGTACGCATCGATTACAACCATTGAATGCCGAACAGCAGCTACTACTTCGTCTTCGCTAGCATGCTTTATTTGCATGTCGGCAATGAGATTTGTTATTTTTCCCATTTCCTGGCCTCGCTGACGCTTCGTCATAGTGCTACCTTGTCTTTTTACACCTGGGGGTAATTCTACAGAATATACCTTTGGGTCAAATGTTATAAGACCTTGAATAGGACGAGACTTCCTAACCTTGTTGTCGTTGTCTGGAATAACAATAACCGTATCGCCGTCAAAGTCAGCGCCTGATAATTGATTCTTCGTGCTTGGGTGTATTCCAACTGCATCCCTACCTATCTGCATTATTTTCCCTTGCTCGCCCTTGTTGTTAACCACAAGAGAGGGTATTTCAAAGATGCCTGCATGAGGATAACGGACAAGCGCTACTCTATCACCATCGTTATAGTTGGTGGCATAAATCTCATTCGGCTTAAGTTTTGTTAACGGGAGAAGCACAGAAGTTGTCTGGCCAGGAAAAGGAGACGCCTTCATATGTACAGATTGAGAGTCACAGGTGTCGGCAAATTCTCTCATTAAGGACTCTCGAACAACAGAGTTGTTTAAGCTAAGTATTTCATCAAACTCGGCTTCCATTTCATCACGTCGTTTAGCGAGCTGTTGCCTTGCGATGTCTGGGTTTTGTTTAGCAAGAAATTGAGAAGAAAGGGTTCTCGACCATTTATCCCAGTCCCCTTCATCATGGATAAGGTTGAGGGCAGACTGCTGCTGTTCACCTTTGTCGTTTGTAAAAAAAGCAGCTTTCGTCTGCGAACCAAAGGGATTTTTTGGGTCGCCCATATCCGCTTCTTTAAGTACATCATCAAATGGGACATTCTTTTTCTTATTTGTGTTATAAAGGATGTCGACCCCTTTGGGCATATCTGGATTATACACAGCCATACCTTTAAGGTACCTACCCTGGTCTGTTAAGATACGGACCTGAGCATATCCATGTCCACCTAAATCCAAGTCCCTAACACCAGGACGAAGTTCAATAACTCCATCCATGTCTTCGCCACCTTCTTCGGCATACTTAATCTTAATCCGGCTTGTGGCTACGGGAACGGGAGGCGGGTCTACTTTATATTTTACATCACCTTTAACCAAATATCCGCCAACAGGCATTATTAATCCCTCATTTTGGCGAACCTCTTTATAACCGTCTGCCGCACCGGATAATATTATTCGACGTGTATCTTTGCCTGTGCCAAGTTGTGTGGTGGAAAACTGTGTGATGTTAAAGCCTTGGTCTTCTAAGTCGCTCAATGCTTGTTTTAACCGGGTTGAGTTAACGCCTATTTTTAACTCAGTACCTGCTCCCACATCGACAAAACGATGTTTTTGGACCTCGCCTTTCAACATATTATTCAGCTCGGTTCTGGCTTCATTGTCACGTTTTGTTTTTTCGGAAAGCAAAGAGCGGACAAGGCTTTCGTCTATACCCATTTCTTTTCCAATAGCAACATTACTCATTCTTTTTGCTTTAAGTTTTTCGGCCTCAGCAATCTGAGCAGTTTTTAAATTATGTTTTGCCGTGGAGTTCCATTGACGGATGTCCTCGACTTTAACATGTTTACGTGTATCAGGCTCTCCCGCATTAAGTATGTCTGCAATCTCTTTTTGGCTTACACCTGTTTTACGCATGTTTTCAAAATATGCATACATCTGTTGGTCTTGAGTGTGAGGGTCTTTTCCAGAGCCCCACGGATAGCGACCCGAACGCCGGGCTATACCATAATGTTCTAATTGTTGTTCGGTGTGTTCCATGCTGCCCTCCTAATTAATACCTATTATTTTTTTTCTCGCATTCAATAATATCAGAGAACTCGACAATTTTATTCATCACTTTTTCAATGTGCTCAGAATAGGTAATGGCTTGCTTCGTTTCTCTGTTTTGATAGATACGTAGGTCAAACTGAATTGAGAAAGGATCAACATTGTTCTCAAGGCACCATATTGCCGCATAGATATGAAGCTGCGTATGATGCACTCTGTTCACACCTGTTTTAAGATCCCATATATGGAGAATACCATGTTTGAAAAGCAAAGCATCAGCTGTTCCGAAACAATTAATGTTGTACTCAACGTGGACTTCGGGATGCATCCCAAAATCTATGCAATCATTTACATAGAGCGCCACAGTTGGATGGAACGCCGGGTCTAGCTTGATGCGCATTTCAATTGCTTCTTGTGCAAATACGTGAAGCCTCGTACCTAATTCTTTGGCAGTCCTGGCGTCCCATACTTGCCGCACCTTTTCTGGTGTGTAGTTTATCCAATGATGATTGCTGGGAGATAGAAACGCATGCTCTTCCACTGGGATAACAAGTGGCATATTGTCCTCCTTAGGTAAAAATATAATTTTTGTTAAAAGAGAATCTTGGTAGATTCCCCTTTTGGATGTTTGTCTTAAAGTGTTTTCATGATTCTGATACTATAATCGCGCACTTTGTCCTTTAGTTCTGTCCATTTAGCAAGATCATTCGGTTCCAATTCAAGTGGTCCTCCGTTGATTCGCATCAGCATTTTATTTTGCTCAAGTGCTGCTGCCACTACTCTTTCAGTAATGTCAACATCCTCTTGCGTTGTCGTGCCGGCTCTCATCGTTTCTTCCAATAATTGGTACTGTTGTGCAACCATGTACAGGTTTGTTCTTTGGATTCGTACTTTTTCATCATAGTCCATTAATATGTCTCCTTTCAGATTTTATTCCATTATAATGCCTGAAATAAAATCGAAAAAGAGAATCTCGGTAGATTCCCCTTGGTGAAACCGTTACTTGAAAAATTTCTCTCGAACATACTTTCGCGCTAAGAAATTCAGCCCTTCCCCGGTAAAGTTGAGGTTGCGAAGTTTGTACAGATATAGATTTAATCTAACATGCTGTAAAAACGTCAACCCATACTTCTCCGTGTATGAATACGCTAGTTTCCCGCACCAATACAAGTCCTTCATTTTTTTTTTCTCCTTTCAAGATTTGGTTTCCATTATAATGCTCGTAATAAAACCGGAAAGATAAAGCTAGAGTCCTTGCGGACTCAGGCAATGGAGTATCTCTTCTGCAAATAAGCATTAAAACTGTTTAACGCCGCAACGTATCTCTTTTTAGTAAACCATACCTGAAGCAGTTCTTTGAGCGATACGCCAACGCAGGTTGCGATTTCAGTTTCGATGATCAGCTTTTCAACCAATTTAATGGTTTCGGCTACTTCATCGTCTGACATTACTTCTTTGTCGGCCCTCTCGAGGAACCCTACTATGGTGCACTCAGTGGTTAACATTTTGTCTAATAACATGTTTAATCTCTCCTTTTCAAATTAAGGATACTCCATTATAATCCTTGTAAATAGGCCGAGATTATGCGTATAAGTTAAAATGGATTTCTAATAATACAAATACATAGTCCTCGTTTTCAGGGCATATCATTTTGGCAAAAGACATCTCATTAAACATTTCAATATATTCTTCCTGATTGGGCCGAAAGGGCTCTTTGATGGACTTCTTAGTCTCAAGTCTGGCCCATGTTTTCCCAAATTCAATTAGTAGGTCCGGGATGCCCTGTGGAGGCGGAACAACCTTAGTCACAAAACAGCCTGGAAACGTTTTATGTAACCGTTCAATAACGTGTGGTTGATACGCATTTTCAAGTTTCATAAATTCCTCCTTTAAAAATATAATGTCTTAGAAGTGTCGAACCTACGTCATTCGATATTACTAAGCATTCGGTGAGTACAACCCCACAACACGCCACTTCCATTATAACACCCGTTATCTTCACGAGCTAAAAAAATAAACGTAGACGGAACGAGCCGCAGTCTCCTATTCATCATAGGTATTCTCATTTGAACTATCCATTTATCTCCATTATATACCTTGTAAATTCCACGAGATAAAAATATAATGGGAACACCACCATTTACTGGGACAGCCCGGTGACGAGACGCTAACCTGTATTTTTATTTTAAATTATGGTTAGTCTCCACTGGTCATTGAATCTTTTCAATGATGGTGTTATTCCATTATAATACTCGTTTTTTTACCGAATTAGGATTACTCTGCGAGAATAGTAACTGTTATACTCCGCGCCGCTTCATCAGTAGCGGTGTTCAGCGGAGTTGTATCTTTTGTAACAACAAACACGCCTTCCCATACGCCAGTTGCGTCGTCGTACGTAGAACCCGCGCCAATCGTCACTGTGTAATTTGCAGCAACAAGGGCTTTTGCAAGGACCAGCATCGCCGCTTCAACGCCCGCTTTTGTATTTGCAGTGCCAAACGGCACTGTAGCGACAGCAACATCAGTAACCTTAGCGAGTTCTGCTTGCGCAGTTGCCGTGTCGACAGTGATTAATCCGGCAGCTGAAAGAGCAGCGAGAACATTGTTGAGATCAAGAATACCGGCGCCACTTGGTGTTAACCCGACTGCCTCTGTGAATATGCCATTATCTGCTTTCCATGTATTCTCACTCGGTGTCCAGGTTTCACCGCCGTCATCGGAGTATTCCCAAAAGAAGCCTTCTTCGGACTGTCTCCACATTGTACCAGGTGCACCAGCAGGGCCAGCGCCGTCGGGGTCATTGATTTCGGGAATGGGAATTTCGTTTCCGCCTTCGTCCAGCGTCACGCATATCATTGTGCTTTTGCCCGGCATAGGGCCTGCGATCGGGGTCGAGCCCCCGAAAGTAACTTCCACGCCGTCTTCATTGACCGATGTCAAGATGATTTTTGATTTCTCGTTCATGATGTTTGACCTCCATTATCTTCATTATTTTGTTCCTCGGCTTGTTGTCTGCGGTATTCGATTACACCCGCTTTGTATTTTTCGGGGAGAGCCTCTTCGGCGATTCTCCCCATGTCGACCATTTTGGCAAGAAAGCGAATTTTAGCTGTCATCTTCAGTCACCAAACTTTCCAGCAGCGCGTCTTCAAGAAGCGCGACCCGCTCCTCAATAGCTGCTACTTTAACAATCGGTTCCATCGGAATCTTAGGCGTTAAAGATGGTTTTGCATCTATCGCATTCTTAGCAAGATCTTTAAAGTTCATTTTAATACCCCCCGGTTAATCTCTAAAATAGACATTGACATTGTAATGGATATACGGCTCCGCAACCACTTCCTCTGTTTGTTGACTATGCCAGATAACGCGTCCATCCCACGTGCCTTGTGTGGAAGGACTGCCTTGTTCATCGAAAAATTGAAACTCATTAATCGTTATAGTTGGGCTACCGACACCAAAAGCAGTGGTTAGTAGATTTGACAATGAGAGTTCTAAGGCCGTTTTTACGGCTTCTGTTGTGTGTAGTGTTGCTGTTGGAATATTAATCCGTATATGTTTACTCACATTAAGATAGCCGCTTAGTATTTTACAGTTATCCGAGAATGTAGGGGCTTGACACTCCCCATTGTTAAGGCGTGCCAGAGAATACATATTTCCCGTATGCGCTGTCAGGTGCCCACCTGCATTATCATCTTCCGGAAATGAGGCAAGAAACTTTGGAAGAGGAAGTTCTAAAGAGTGCCAATCGCCGCCTAAAGAAAACATAACCATCGGTTCCCAAACCCATTCTGCTGTGCTGACACTTGGAAAGGCAGCATCTGATTCGCCCTCAGTAATAACCGCATTTGTTATTAATGGTATATCCTCGCCTTCGAGCCTGCTTTGATGCCATACGCCATTTGTTTTAGCTAATAAGTTCCATCCAGCGTCTACATCAATCGCAGGGAAGCCTTCAAAGTCCCATATCCCAGCTTCTGGAGTGTTAATCCAAACTTTTGTTGCCGCTTCCGTGTCTGTGTCGCCGTTAGTTAATATCATTATTGGGCCACTGAGCCCACACTCCATCTCTTCGGCGTCAATAAGCATTATTATAATAGCGTCATTAACTGTTTGCGACCCAATTTTACCCGAAAAGGTGAACATAGCAGCACCAGTGATGTTTTCGAGCGGGAGGTCATATGCAAAAAAGAGCTCCTGGTAAACCACTTCGGATATTGTTGGGGCAGACCCAGTAGTAGTTAATCTACCTTTTCGCACCATCGCAAACAGACCGTCAGGCGGTGTTGGCGCTAAATCGCTTACATTAGTCACTATCCCGCTATCATCCCCCATAAACGGAATAGGTATTTCACGATTGTTTCCATCTAATGTCACGCAGAGAACCACGTCTTTTCTCCGACTGAGAGGTATAACGGGTCCGCCAGGCATGAACGATACAGGATTTCCGTTTCCGTCTTTTGTTGCAAGGATTAACGGAACTCTGTGGAATCTATTTCCACCGGCCATAGTGTTCATCTCCTTAAAACGATAATTTTGGTTTGGGCCCCGACTTTCGTCAAGGGCCCGAGTGTCAATGCTTTTTCATACCAATCTCTCCTTTAGGCTGCTTCATCTAAGAAGTCCCACATCCCGGAGGATTTCTCAACAGGAGCGAACACTTCCTTTGGAGTGAATTTAGCCTGGTTAAATTGTTCCTTCTCGTTCAATGCTTTTAGTATTTGGAAGTCTATTGATGAGTTGGACACTAAGCGGTAATAATATAAGATTGGGTACGGCGTGTTCCCCCTGTTAATTCGGCCCGCGGCTTGTGTCATTCTCCACCACGCATGGTCTAGCGAATAAAACACTATACAATTTGTGGAGATACAATTCCACGCTTCTGCTGCAGAACTGTATTGGCATAAGTAAAGCCATTCCGGGCCGTCAGGGACTTTTTCGTGTTTACGCCCATTGTGTTGGGCAATCACGACATCTTTAAACAATGGTGAAGATAATATTGCATTCAGTTCTTCTGTGTAGGTGTAGAACACAATCACTCTCTTATGCCTGTCTAAAACGGTTTTAAGAGCGAGGAGCCGAGATGGGTCTGTATTAACGCACAGCCTAGTCAAATACGATAGCTGCGAACTGTTGATAATCGGCGCCTTTCCCTCGGGTCCATCATATTTTCGCTCTTTTATTAACTGTTTCATGTACTGGTCATCGAATTTACACATCACGTCCATATAGCGTTTTGGGATGATGCGTTTTGCTTTCATCGGAACAAGTAGCCGAGACCTGTACTCTTTAAGAATCTCAGTATCGACATATCTGTCAATTACCGGAAACTGCATATATGGTTTATATACCACATGCCGGTCTGTGAATTCACGGCGAGTTCGGTACAAACCATTTGCCATAAAGAGCGGAAGATAGTTTATCCATTTATCTCCCGGAGTTGCGCTTAAGAGAAGCCATCGATTCGATTTTGCGATTTTCAAAAAGTGTCGAACCCAAGCTCCACTACCCGCAACTTTCTGCTCATCAAATATGAAGAAGCAGTCTTTCAAAGTTGTGTATTTTGAAATGTTGTTCCAGCTATCAACCGTTGCATAATCATGCGGTACATTCCAGTTGACGACTTCATCAAACCACTCTAAATCATCTCGCTTTTTCGCTGTTGTGATGATTATGAGCGGAATGTCTTTTAAATCGGCCGGCGGATAGTATTGTCGAGTCTCTTCGTCAATTCTACCATCTTGCACTTTCGTGAAGTAATAGGCTAAACTCGTAAGCGACTTTCCAACACCAACTCCACCGGCCAACACCATTCCATTGTCCAACTTCTTAAGGGCCTCTAGTTGCTCCGGATGCAGCGTAATCATCTCTGCATATAGAACTCAACAACATCCGCTGTCATTGAGCGCAGATAGAACGCGCTCTTGAGCGCTCCGCCCACGGGATTGATTTTGGGTGTGCTTTGCGAAAAGACGATATTGACATTGCTGAGCTTTGAACGGGCAAGGATTTCGAGGTTTGAGGCATCGACAAGAACCTCTGTCCCCTGCGACAGGTTGTTTAACTTGATGATCGGCGGATTTCTTGCAGGCTCTTCTCCGCCGTCCTTGTTGAGGAACGAAAACGCGATGTTGATCTCCACGTAGGGCTCGGGAACCGGATAGTTTTGAGTCGGCTTGGTCATTTTGACCTTGATGCCAGAGGCGGCCATTCCTTCGGCCTCTTCTGGTGTAACAATAACGTTGAACAACGAGCGGTGGTATTTGTTGTACGGGCTTGTGCCGAGATAATCGGGGTAAATGATTCGGATATTATCCATTCTGACTTCAGGTATCATGATTTTGTCCCTCTCTTTATAAATTAATGTGTGATTCGAGTTGGTCCATGTTGATGTACAACACGCCGGTGCCGACATACGGCTTCTGGTATGAATACGTGGCGAACTTCACGGGGTCCTCTTCCATGAAGTATTCAATCTCTTTCGAAAAGTCATCATCGATTGTTACCCGCTCAGACATCTCAAGAGAGCGCCAATTGATTATCTGGCCGATGAGGACATAAATTTCAGCCAGTGCAATGTTGGAATACGTGCGAGTATTCTCCTCAGAGTTATAGTCATAGATATACGTGGGACCGGATTTTAGAGCCTCAGAGTCGATTCCGAATGCAGCAGGAGCAACAGCCATTACATTAGCGATGCTTTTCCGCATATTGTCGGTAAGTTTTTTCAGCCCCTCTTCCGTTTCCTTAGCCGAACAAACAAGATGGTCGATGTCTGTCGCAGGGACCTTCTTGTCCTCGGTCATCATGCGATCTTTTTCGATCATAGCTTTTATAGCCTCTTCAAGAGCAGTCTTTCCGCCGCCTCTCCCCCAGTAAAACCTGCCTGCATTTAATGCCTGCGCAAAGGAATCGAGAGCGTCTCTGTTATTTTTTGCTCTCAGTTTAGCATCAACAGCGTCTTCTTCCATCTCTTGAGCAGCGTCCTTTGCTGCCTTCAAAGAGGAAAAAATCTCTTCATTATGAAAGTAGCCCTGCCGCTTTTCATCCCAGTACAGCATTATCCATTCACCACGGGCGATGTTTTCAATGATATACTTTTGGACCAACCAGGCCTTTTCATCGGTTGCTCGCACCGTTTCCTCGCATATATAGAAATCAAGACCCTCATACGAGATATACCCGTTATCAAAGTTCTCATGTCTGGGATTGTGTTTCCAATGGAGCTTTGGGTATTCGATCGGCTTTTTTGGAAGACCTAAATGGTCCTCATAGTACTCCCTCTCTATCTCGGCTTTGAGTTTTTTGTTAGCCTCTTTAAGCCAAGAGTTCTGAGCGCGAAGCATAAAGTTGTCTTTCATATAGAGAGATAATGAGGCTTCGAGGTCGTCGACCTCGATAGAGAGGCTAGCCTTAGCCAAAATCGCTTTTTCACGACAGTCCTCGGATTGGATTAGCGCATTTTCGATTTGCTCAAGTTCGTGGCGAAGACTGTTGACCCGGCGATTTCTCCAGATAACACCGGAGGCAACACCTAAGAAGTATACCGCTGCTACTGAGCAACAAAATATGATGAGACCTATTGTGAATTCTTTCATTTTACTTTCTCCTTCTGTTTGTTTTTCTGTTTGTTTTTCTGTTTCGTGTAATCGGCGTACCATTCGTCATTTTTCAATACGGAATAATCGAACGGCTCTTCATCGGACGTGCTTCGTGTTGGTTCGCTGCTGCAATCCTCTTTTCGTAGGTCATCTCGCCAACGTACGAATTTTCCAGAGATGAATTTTCCATCTTGCGTTTTGCGGAATGCGGACAAATCAAATACTCGGTTTATCCATTTCTCCGGCTCTGTGGTGAACAAACGGCGCTGAGCGTCGCTCCAGGCACCAACCCGTCCTCTGTCAACGGTAACCCCTGTAATAGGATCAATCTGGGCGATCCGGACGCCGCCGGCTAGATTCTCGAGGTATAAACGCGTAAAGCGGTCATAGTCTCTTCGGCCGAGGCTGTCCCTATGGTACATCTCAGGCTCGTAGATGTGTGTGATAAATACTTGTTCGTCTACAACATCTTGGATTTTCCATTTGTACCAGGTGTTTGCTCTTCTTGCACCAGGGAGATACGGGGATAATCTGTTTTTGAATATCAGACCTTCCCAGTTGTTCGTTTTGGCGAACTCCATAACTTCCTCAAGGTTGTATCCACGGAGTGGGTCATAGACCTCTGTCGGAATAACAAATCTTGTGAACGCCATTATGAAGATACCATCTAACATTTTTCTCCGAGCTTGAAGAGGTAGATGGGATATGTCTTCACCATTTGGAAGCCTAAGTATATCGAAGACAAAATACACTAAGGCCCTAGCCCTTATCCGCAATTGTGATTTGTCCGGAGAACAGCCAAGAATTGTTGTTACATCTTCATTGCTACTGTCCGCAACATCAAATGCGATTTCTCCATCCAGAATCATTTTATTATCAGGGTCTTCCTTTTGCAGTTCCTCGAGAATATGCGGGAGCCGGTCTGAATTACACACTTGGTTGCCATCAACACCAAGTGCACGCGAGTATAGTCCACCATCAATATAGACGCAGCGATGGCCGTTTATTTTGGGCTCCGCCCAGTAGTCGGTGGACGCCAAGATTTTATCAAGTTGTTTGTTGCCAGATGGTTTTTGGAGAGTGCTGGTGTCGCCGATGACACGAGTAACATTTTGAGTCGGAAGAGCCAACATTGGTTGCAGACGCCACCCAACAGTCATACTGATGATGTTTTTAGGCATAGCAACGCCTCCTTTCTATAAAATTACGAGCACGATGAAAAAGAATAACGGAATTGCCAAGAGGCTGCATAGAAAGATTTTAATCAGTAACCCGAGATGATTGAAGACCCAACCTAAAAACTTAAAAAGCAACCAACCGATGAGGATTGTGAACACGATGCTACCAAAGACTTCCAACAAAATCCGCTCCTTTCTAAAAATAGAATCAGAGTCCTCGTCTTTCGACTCAGGCCCTGTTTTCTGGACTATTCAGCGTCCTCGCTGTCGTCGGAATCATCCGTGACATCATCGTTCCGGTGTACGATGTTACGAACACACTCCTTAATTCCCTGGCAAGCCCACACTACGTAGATGCCCGCTAACGCGATTGCACCTAAGCATAGGATTATACCAAGAATGCTCATGAGTATTATCATACCATTTCCTCCTCTCAGATTTCATTCTGTATTCCATTATAATACTCGTTTTTTTACCGAATTACGCTCGGTGAGTGTTTGCCAGAGTGAAACCTGCATCGATATACAACATCATGATTTCAGAGCCGTATGCCGTCTCGATTGCTGTGATTATTTCATCGTACTTTGCGTTGTTTTTGATGTCTACATCAGACCATCTACCATGGACAAAGTCATAGATCTTCTTAAGGGTTTCTTGGGTTTCTTCGCTCATGACATGACCACGCCTTTCGGAGCCGGTGTGTCAGGAAGAAACTCCTTATATAGATAGGGCGGCGCGAATTCAACAAGGGTTCTCCGTGCTTCGTCAAGCAGCTTATGGTCCGGTCGGTCGAGCTCATATTTTGCGCAGACAAGATAACGATTTTGCTCGTGGGCCTGTTCACGCACTTGCCAGCCCAGCGCCTGAAACTTTTTTACAATTTCGGTGATTTTGGTGAGGTAAAGCTCTGTCGCCTCGTCCACCGGATTCGGTGTGTCTGCCGTCTGGATTTTGAGAGTAATGCCTGTTGACATCGCTGTGCAAATTCGTTGTACCTCGTTTTGCGGTATTGCTTTCATTCGGGTTCTCCTCCTAATATGATTATAATTTTTCGGATAATGTGTTTGAGTTCATAGGTGGTCGCTGCTGTTTCAAGTTGAATAAGGAGTCCTTGCATTTCTTCTTTTTCTTCGGCGCTCATAGATCCTCCTTTCAAGATAAGACTCAGAGCAGTGTTGTAGGTAAGGGGAGCTTATGGCCCTATAATGCAACAAACTGGAGGTGAGTAACATCCCTTACCCACAAAACCACTCTGAGTCTGGATATGCAAATGCGAGATAGTACAATGCTGGAACAAGAGCTACACACAGAGGAGGCTGTATGTATTTCTACATCTATCACGACGTCTCTCGCTACAGCACTGTGTTATCCCGCATTTGCATTTTGTTTAACTAACGTTTAAATATGCACCGACGAAGGGAACATCATCAAAGTCCGTAAACATATCAATTGGGCGGATGCCAGATTTTGTCCACTCAAGCAATTGTTCGGCATTTTCCGCTGTCATTCCCTCGGGATCGCCATAACCCATTTGCTCCTCGATAGCCCGGGTTGCCTCGGCGACAAGATTGTCGTAGTGGGTTTTGTCAATGTATCCCATAGATTGATCAGGGATGCGGTCAGCTTCTTCCCATTTGTATCCTTTTGTACCGACAACATGCCCTTGTTTATCACCAGCGACACGTAATATATCACCTCCGAATATTGGTTTAACAGCAACGAACTCACCAATTCTTCCGATGAACCGATTGAGGGTCTTTCCATCATAAGATAGATACATAGACCCTTTAACTTCCTTAACTTCAATGTAGTCCTCGAATGTGAGCGGCTCTCCGGTAAACAGCGTTTTGAAGACGACTGGATGCGCAAATTGAGCGCCTGTCGCCTCCCATTCACTGTGTTTATTTGAATAGCAGATATACACAGACTTATTCACCAAGCACATTATACGATAGGTATCTTCATGCGCAAAGGTGTATCCATATTTTGCTGCAAACTCGTTGATAAAGTTGACTGTTTCGCTTGTTGCTCCTGGGATTTTGACGGAGTCTGTTTTAACGTGTACAACTTGGACCCCTCTGTTTTGGAGCTCGTATTGAAGCGTAATCATAAACAACGCGCCCCTTTTTGCGACGATGTTGTCAACATTTCTAGGATCGCGGAATGCGTTGGGGAACGAGGCTGCTGTCCAGCCATATGTTGAGTTCAAACCCAGCTTCAACGCCTTAACAACAAACTTAAGCATCACCTTATCATACGCATATAGTTTAACGATTTCCAAAGCGCGCGCATAAATATCAGCATTGTGTTCGTTGCTTTCCTCAGCAGCCACTTGTTGCAGATGTGCCACAGGATCGATGCCCAGCTCGATGCTATGTTTGAGCGATAGACGGATATCATAAACCGCCTTATACCGCTGGGTATAATGGGTGCCAAAGAGGTTCAACTGGATTATAGATGTTGGGTGCATTCCCTCGATATCAAACAGGCCAACATCATAGTAGACGCCGGGCTCTGTGTGTACTCGCCCTCCCTCTGACGGGTCTGTCTCCATGTAATCCGACTTCACCTTATACTTTATAACATCTTCTTCAACCTCGGTTTTGTACACCTCGTACGTGTAGCCGGGAAATTGTTCTGATAGGTCGGTATAGATAAAGTCTTTTTGAGGGTTCTTATCTCCTTGGAAGATGATTTGTGCAAAGTGGTTTCTCAAGGTCTGACCGACTGGAAGTCCGCTGATGTTTGCCAGGATTTCCCGAGCAGCCATATCCCCAACTTGGGTTAAATACGCAAACAGACACACGCTTGACACGACATCATTTTGGTTGTATTCAGAGACTTCATCCCATCTGTCTTCCGGAACATCCTGGTCCCAAGCACCGTCATATTCCTGATGTGGTAAACGCAGAACAACCTGCCATTTTTTGAGCGATTGCTTGTCGGTGGCTAAGTCGTATAAATCCAGAAAAGACATGTTCCATGCAGACGGGATATAACCTACATTCATCACGTCGCGTGCGCCATTGATTATGGCTTGGCTACGCAGATAACACTGCATATTATTCTCGCCCATATACCTCGCATATACCTCATGATTGTCGTACCTGCGATTGTTGAACCCAACCATTTTTTGGTTGATGAATGGGGCGATGTCTTCTGCAGTTGGATTGACTAACGTTTTAACCCTCCCAGGTTCTTGAAGCTTTTTAACAAACTCTGCTAAGCATGCTCTAACTTCAGCCTTACTGAGCTTGCCGATTGGAAACACTTGCCTCAGTTCATCCATCGTAACATGCGTGTATGAAAAGGTGAAAAGATTGGGAAAACATTCGATGTCATACACTAGCAGATTCGTATCATCTTCAGGGAGTTCAACGTCTATTGGTATTGGTATGGTGCTGAGCTGAAGATTCCTTATGACTTCAACGCAACGATCGCTGTTGTGCGAACTTCCCGCAGCGAAAACTATCAACTGTGGATATAGGTCGCTTACATCAAACATGACCCCAGCTGCGATGGCATCGTCGAGGGTCTTTTTGATAAAATCAACTGATGAGTTAGTGTCCCCGTGCACCTCTTTTTTGAGTGCTTTGTTTATGAGGGAGCGAAGATGCCGTTCATCTTTGATTTGAGATATAGGTGTCATCGATTTTTTCTCCTTTAGCTTCAGCCCGCTGGATATAGTCGCTACAGGGACGTTGTTGCATAATGTTAACTTCCTGCGCAAAGCAGACTTTCCAACATAGACTTTCACTTCCACGTTTGGTTCTGGGTTTCTATCGAGTAGGTCAACATCCCCGTCATAGATGTAATGGAGATGTAACGCTTTCCCGGATTTTGAAACTTCCATATAGGTCTCAGGGAACTGTTTTGCTGCCTCAAGTGAAAGCGCCAGTTCCTTTTCACCGTCTGAATTCTTCAAATCCAAGTCAATAATAATATGGTTTTTTGGGATTCGTACATAATGCAGTTCTCTGGTGTTTATGGCCGATAATGTTGTTTTAACGTTTGTCCAGTACGTAATAGGTCCTCCATCAGCATTCGTATACTGAGCCTTACAATCCGCCCGTAATTCATCGAAAAGGGATTCCTGCTCAAGCAGGTCTGGTACTTCCTCCTCAATAAGTGTTGTCGGGCGCGCTGTTTTATTGGACTGCACAGAATGCACGTACTGCTCATACTTAAGCATCTTTGGGTTTAGCCCTTTATACACGACTTGCGTTTGGTATCTCCCGCCGCCCATAACTTGAACCTCTAAAAAGTACTCTTCGATATCATCTCTAAACTCTGTCTTGTCCAAAGGATTTTTGATGTTATAGTCTTCGCAGTACTTCTTGTAAAGATTGAAAGCGCGAGTTAGGGTTATACCATTTTCGCCGTCCAGCTCGTTGGCATTCTCCATCACAAATGAATAGATGACATTTGTCTTCACCATCATTTTGACGGGTATGTAAGAACTGTAATAGCCGCGTCCAAGTTGCCTGTACACATTGATGCAATGGTACGCTATAGAACCGAGTTCGTATTTGATGTCATTTACCAATTTGTCATAGATGTCTTGTGGAACCAGCCGCCCAGATGGCGACACATCTATGAGTCTACGTGCAAGACCGCTTCGAGCATCTGTTATATGGATTGGTTTGTTGGTCCCTAAAAACATCATGCCTAAAATTCTAGCGGTATATAAGCTTTGGTTTTTGACGTTTATCTGCATCTTCTCGTGAGCGGCCATTGAATTCAGCCGGGAGTTATCTTTAATGCGGGACAGATTGCAGTCATGCTCTAATATCACGAGTGGATTAGAGGCAAAGCCCGATAGTGCAAATGCATTTGCCCCATCAACAATGTCAGAAACATGTATTGTTTCCGTGTATCCCTGAAACAGCGAATCAATTATATTAAGATATGTGCTTTTACCCGTGCCCGTTCCGCCAAATATAGCGACGAACTTATGCACTAGACTTTGTTCCCCGCAAAGGCACAGACCAACAGACCACTCGAGTTTCTCCAATTCCTCTGGGTCATATAGAATGCCTGCGAGTTTATGATACGCTCTAGCCGGTTTGTTAGATAACGAATACGGAAGCCTGCGAGCACGATATGCTTCTCTTGGTGGTGCTTCGTCTACAAAGGTGACTTCCGTATCCAAATCACGTGCTTTATCGGGCAGTTGCTTACAGTAGGCCTTAAACGAAGACCATTCACCCGCTCGAAACCGCCCGATATCAGATATTGTTGTAAATGCTTTCTCATGTTCAGGAAGACTGTCAAACGCCTCCTGCATAACGATGTTAATTAATGTCGGAACGCGAAGTTCATCAAAACACCACATCCCATTTTCGAAGTCCCAAACCGCGTAGAACGCGTGCCCCTTTGTCATGAGACAATCTCGCTTGATGACACTTAACTCTGGTTCTAAGATGAAACCTGTTTTTGTATCTTTCTTGTGTATAGACACAAAGTCCAGTTTGTCATTTGTAATAAAACTCAAAACACACACGTCCTCCTTTCTGCTGTTTTAACTACCGCGGTCAGTCTTCTTTGACCTTTTTCATTTGTCGCTGTATCCATTTTGGCCGCACCTCTCTGATGTAAAGTACGCCATACTCAGCAAAGGTTCTTTGGATTATGAAGTTACCTAGAATTGTCTCAAGTATAACAGCATCAATCCGGGCTGGATCATATCCATACATGACCATATTTGTCGCTTTTGTGATATCGGAAATAGCCTCTAGGACATCCGCAACGCAGTTTTTATACCGTTGCCTATACGCCTTTAAACGAACGCTTAAGAACGAGACAATCACGATGACAACAATAGCGACTATCGCAAGTATAACCCAATAGTACCACATATTGCCCTCCTACTTTATTGTGATTTCGTACATGAGTTTTAGTTTCCCGTTTTTGACATAAACAGTCCTGTCAGGAAACAGTGTCAGTATGTTGTGGGACAGAAGCGTTTGAACCACAGGAAGACTCAACCATTCGACTATTTCTTCTTCACTTAACAAAGCGTCATTTTCATCATAGATAAAGCCAGTATCAAGTCGATATGACCACTCAACTGTTTCCCATCCATCGATGACTTCCATTTCATCAAGTTCGCCAACGGGGTCGATGCCGATTTCTCCCTCATGGTTAAAGTATCGCTCGCCTGCGGCTTCGATTTCTTCCGCATCCATTATTTCCTGTATCGCATCCTCGTCTGCCTGGTCGATGTCCCCTTCTTCTTCATCGTCATCATCGTCTTCGGCGTATATAGGATCATCAGGGTCGTACCTGATATCGTCATCTTCGATTGCTGATACCACTTCGGTTGGAATCCTCCCTTCATGAAAGGTTAGCAGGATTTTGATGAAGTTGTTGCTGCCGTCTATTTTAACGTTGCTATAGATGAGCAGTTGCATTTCTTTTCCAATGCCCAACATCAATATTTCCTGCGCAAAATCAGACCCGAAAAGACCTTCCACATCTGCTTGCGGGGTTGGAAAGCCATTATACAGAAAGTACATGTCCTCGGGCCAATACTCCAGCGCGACATAATCAAATTCGCCTGGGCGAATAACAGAAACGTCTGAATAGATAGCATACCGATGCGCTTTTGTAAGTGCAAACCGGCTGCCGAGTTGATCAATTGATTGGGGAGTAACAACGTCCACTCGGTCTTTTATGACTTGTGTGATAACGACATCTTCGGGATCTTCAGAGGTTGACCCAAATACGTCTCTGCCCGCTTTGATTTGCGCCTCAAATTCTTCGCGGTTAATGGGTTTATGTGCGGCTCTTTTCCGCATTATTTCAACCTGCCGAAGATACTCTTTACGGCGCTTTTCGAGATGGATTGCACCAACAGTGGTGCCCACAGCAATCACCGTGAATGTACTGCATACGGCAATTGTTTGGTTCGTGGTTAAATTAATCATTTTGCCGTTTCCTCCTCTTCATCGTCTTCGGGAATTTGCCGTAGATATGAACTGTAAGCCATACAAATTGCTGCGGAGAGAACATCGCCCTCTCCATAATACGTTGTCACCAAAATCTCAGTGCCCTCGCGTTTGGACAGTATTATTTTGCATCGGATGGGGATAGTGCCTTTTTTAGACTGTTTTATCAACAGGTTTCCGCCGGCTCTGAGCACCATGTTGTGTGCTTCATTAGCCATTTTCTCCATGTCGTTTCTCGGAATGGGGAACGGCACTTCTGGGGGACACTGGGCATATGGCATGTCCTCGACAAAGACAACTGCTGGGTCCATGATATCCACATACCCTTTGTCTTTATTACGCTCTTCCCTCGCCTTGGCAATTGAACCGATTTTAACAAACGCCTCAAGACGTTCGTGAACGCGATTTTGGCATCCACATGCCGGGCAGTCAAACGCATCCCACATTAAGGTCTTTTCGCCAGCTATTACATTGATTATACCACCGGCGGAAGTATCCCTTACCAAATAGAGCTCCTCGATTTTGAGCGTAAACGGATTTCCACATACTGTGCAGATCTGTGGGTGCGCTCTTGGAATGTCGTTGATAGTCTTTTTCAAACCATCTGCAAAGGCCTGTGCCATATCGGCATACTCTTGCGATGGACGTTTGCGCCATAGTTTCATGCTGCTTCTCCTTTCAAGATATCACGGATATCCGTGAATGGCATTAATGATACGTTATATGGGTCAAAAACGATAATTGCACTCGGAAACGGGGCAGAATATTTGGTTATACCATTTTGATTAGTAAACTTTAATCTGCCTGGGACAAAGTAAATCTGTGCATGCGGGAATATATACTCATGCCAATAGGATGTATCCGTTCTGGCAGGAATCAACATGACAGTTTTAACTTTATGGTCCCTATACTCTTCGTACGCTTTCTTAACCCATAGACTGATTTCCCTGCCATAGGGAGGATTACAGAAGACAGTTTGTCCGGCCCAAGATTTATCAAGGCCGCTGTTTTCTTCTGTGTAATAATTGTTGCATTTTGCGTTCGCATCAGATGCTGCTGCATCAAGTGTGAAGTGAAACTCCTTGTTGAGTTTGTCGTAGAGTTCCTGTGGCGTACACCACGTTTGGTCTTTACTACTGAACATCACATCCATCGTTTTATGTCTCCTATGCCGGTTCCAACGAATATGTTGTCGAATCGGTATAGATGCCGATGTTTTCGGTCGCGCCGTTGATTTCAGTACCATCGTCTTTGTAGTAAAAAACCGAATTCGGGTAGTTTGCCCACCTACGAGTAGTGATAGCGCCATGTTTTTCACGCTGTTTACTATCGTACACTTCTCGGGTCATTGGTGTCATCATTCCCACGTTACCAGTCCACCTTTCTCGGCCCGACATAGAGTGGGCAGTGATAGCGGACGGTTTGGCCTATTCTCGGACAGTATCCGCATGTTTTTTGGATTTCACACTCCTGGCAGGTCGGAAGAGCCAGAATCTGTTTGGTGAACACCTGTAACTGTTCAATTGTCTCTGCAGCGTCTGCTGCCATGTCTGCTACACGGATTTCAAAAGTGCACACTTGGTTATTCTTCTCGTCGCCTGCGAGAATTTTAAGATTGCGAAGTACCTTATCAGCATCCATTTTGGGTTACCTCGCTTGCGTTCTGCGCGTATTTTCCTGTTTGAAAATTGCGCCAAAGACGGACTGACGTTTACCGAGTTTAACGTCCTTGTTCTTCTCACGTATGCGCTCGCGGTCCTCGATGCTTAATTCCCGGCCGTAATGTCGCCTCCGGTTGCTGCCTTTGAGTTCGTTCTTCACGATATTGCGCTTGATCCCTCTGACTGAATGTGGATAGCCCATGGTTTTCTCCTCTCAAAAATTAAAATATTGGAGAAAGGTGGCAAGTGATTGCTACCTAGTCACCGCATAATTTTATGCGGATAGGTATGCATTGAATCATTGTCTCCCTCTCTCCATTATAATACCTGTTATTTTACCGAGACAAAACTTAGATTCCCCGTAGGGAATCTTTTTTTTTTTTTTCGCAG